TCCGCTTTCTCTATCAACGCGTCAACGATTTTGTCAGCATCGAAGCCGCTTTGTTGCAGAGCGCGAATTTCATCCAGCAGGTAAAAGGCCGCTCGCGCTTTAACGTTATCTTCTATGTCTAGGGCTAATTTCCGAGGAGTGTTATAAAGCCAGCGGCGCATCTCTTCGCAAAGGGCCTTGTATTGTGCTTCATGCTTCTTTGTCTGCGCTTTTTCCATGAATAGTCTCTTCCTTTCGTTACTCGCCTACTTCGGAGTTACCCGAAGGGGCGAGCGGCGAGCGTCCTTCCGAGATTCCCGCCGCCCGCAATGAGCGGGCGCTTGCCCGCTCAAGCTTTCACCCCTAGCGCCTTGATCACGCGGTCAGCGCCGAGCCTGCGCAGCGTCGGCAGGGCGCTCGCGTAATAAGCGCCCATCTCTATCTGTGTCTCGCGGGGCAGGAGATCCCGAGCTTCGGCCTGTGATCGTTCGATCCAGCGAACGACATCTGCCTTGCTCACGAAAAGCCGTGTCCTCGGCCCGCCGGGCTGCCAGCGGGCGATGTCCGGGTAGAAAAGGAACAGACCGTCGGGGCCACGCTGGCGAAGGTTGCGCTCGTTGACGCGCATTATCGCCGCGGCCTCGCGGTGGCCGATCCACTCAATATCCGGTTGTAGAGTTTCGCTCTTCATGCCGCGATCGCTTCAGCCTCGGCCAGGGCTTTCGCCCGGCGCGCGGCCTCCAGAAATAGATTGACTTGATCTTGTTCGCCGGCGGCCATCGCCTGGCGGCCGCAGAGTTGGCATTTCGTTGATCTGGTCATGTGATATATTAGAATTGAACCATCAGCCCCAGCTTGACTTCATGTCTTTCAACGGGGAAAGTGTGTCATACATCGTATAGCCCTGTCAAGCGTCGTATGACGTAGAATGACAAAAAATCAGACCCGTAGGTCCATCGCCTCATTGCTTATTTGAGGCGGCTGGGGTGTCGGTTTTTGAGTTTCGGGAAGCCCCAACACTCTTCTGAAAATCGTCTCCACGAAAGAGGTTTCGTCCGGGTAGCCGTGCTTTTCAGCTCCCCGCTTGATCGCCTCCACGACATCCGGATGCAGGCGCCATGCCTTCATGACCTTTGGTTTCTGATCGCCCATAGTTAGATTATGTACTGCGCCGTCATACGCCGTCAAGCATTTATTTTCTTGATCAGTTAATGAGCGCGTAATACACTGTCTGACAGGCAATTCTAATTGCTATATGAAAACTAAACGCAACAAAATGCTGAGCGTTCGCGCAAGCGAAGAAGAGATTAATAGGATTAAGGAACTTGCCGCCGATCTGATGAAGAAACATCATTATTTGAAAGAAGCCGATGTTATACGAGAGTTGATAGGACTTGAGGATACAGGATTGATCACGCCAGAGCTTCGAAGGCGCCTTCTTTCGCCTGGCTCTGAGCCTGGGCCGTCTCCGAATTTACACGACGAGATCGTTAGAAGGATGCGGGCGGGTGAAATGATAGAACTCGTGCCGGACGACGCTCATACCCCACAAAGACGTCCGAGACGCCCCAAATCACATAAAAAACGCGCATAGGAAAGACTTTGCGGGAGAGTCTTAATGGTTCAGACTAGGCAGCCACAGTCTAACAACTGTGCCCCCATCCAGAAAGGAGCGTCCCGTGGTCGAAGTAGGCTCCCTTGCGCGCAGCTCGGCGCGCTACCTTCTATACCAAGCGATCCATCAATATGGCTTCGTTTTGGTGGATACAAAAGGGTCGCCGCGATTCGGCGATCTTGTGGCGATCGAATTAAGCCGGCGTTTCAGACTGGCGTTTTATCACGGCCAACCCATTCTCGGTTCGGCCATTATTCTAGCTGAATATAAACATTCCAAGCGCTCTCCCCAAGCTTGGGGGCTTTTCGCCCGCGCCCAGCATGCGCACCCATAAAATAAACGATCGGGGATCCCTGCAGCCCCGATCATCACGACAATTCGCCTATGTCTGCGGACTGCTGGTTTGGTAAACGTTTAGATCCGGCCCCAATGCGCCGAAGTCCGCGCGTTGGGAGCGCAGGCTTGAGGGCGTTCCCGATCGAGGATCTCTATGCTCCAAATCATCAGCTACCTGCTCTGCGTCTATCTGGTTTTTAAGGGCCTGGAGATCTTCCAGGCGCATATCACCAGCGGCGAGGACGACCGTTCAGCATCCGGCAAGATCGGCTATGGCGCGCTAATCGCCGCCGTTGCGCTCGCGCTCCTGTTCGCTTTCTGGATTACCTATCACGTAAAACAGGTCGAGCGGCATGGGGAGGACAGGCGGCGAGAGATCGAGAGCCTATTCCGTTGATCCCTGCAAAATTTGCAGATTTACGCGCCGTCTGTTATGCAACGTGTAAATTGGTATGCTCAAGCATCGAGAAAAGAAAGCCAGGCGCCGCGAAGGCCCGATCGGGCAGAGCTATTCCAAAAAAGCCAAAAAGAAGCGCTGGGGCTTCGACGTCCGCGTCTCGGATGGCAGGGGCGGCAAGCGGCGAATGCGTATCTATCAATTCGAGAGCCGGAAGGAGGCCGAAGAGGCGCTCGCCGCGCTCCGGCGCTCCGAGCGCGAGGCGAAATTCGGCTTGGCCGCGCCGATCAAGCGCCCGGCGCTGAAAGAGCTCATCGATCTCCGGACGCCAGGCATCGAGCTCCGCGCGGAGCGGACGCGCGCGACCAGAGTCTTCCGAGTCTGGCTCGATCTCCTGCCGGCGGGAATCAAGATAGACGAGATCACGACGCCGCTCATCCGCCTCTACGTCGAGCGCCGCCAGGCTGACGGCCAAGCGGCGGCGTCGATCAATCGCGAACTCAATATCATCGCCGCCGCGCTTAACTCAGTCGCTGAGTTCTTCCCGGAGCTCGCGCAGTGGCGCCCGCCGAAGATCCCGCGCCCCAAAGTGAGCAAGAGCCGGCGCGAGCGAATCATCAGCGACGACGAATACCGCCGCCTGCTCGATCACTTGAGCCGCCCGGCCGACGAGCGCGACGGGACGCGAGTCCAGGACAAGGCGAACGCCAGGCGGGCGAGGCTCCGGGTCGCGGCGGTCCTGCGCTTCGCGATGAACTCAGGGATGCGGCCGAAAGAGATTTTTCTTCTGAAATGGGCGGACGTGGATTACGACAATAGGCGGATCCGGGTGCGTGGGACCAAGACGGAGACGAAGACGCCCTCGACTCGATATGTACCCCTGACAGCGCCACTCATCGAGAGCGTCGAGGAGCAGCGCGAATTCGCGACAAAGCGTGACTATATCTTCAGCCGCGGCGGCAATCCCACGCCGAAGCATTACCGGATCTTGCGCGAGGCGGCCGAGGCGGTCGGGATCGAGTACGGGCGGGACTCGGCCGAAGGGTTCGTGCTCTACTGCGCGCGCCACACCTTCACGACCAAGCTCTTACAGAGCGGACTGGACCTTCGAACGGTCGGCGACATCACGGGCCATACTGACCGGGAGCTCGTGTTGCATTATAGCCACGTGACGCCAGAATCCGCGGCTCGAGCAGTCGTAGCGATCGAGGCCGTGGAGGCGGCCAGGTTAAACGGGAATGGCCAAAAATTGGCCAATAAAAATAAGACCAATTGTAAATAAACGATTTACAGTTGGTCTTGATGCCGAGGGCGGGACGCCAACCTCCAGATCTCCATATCTCATTTCATTGATATTATTGGCTTTCTACTGGCGTTTCAGCCACGGATTCTACGGCTCAGAGGCCTGATGCGCGGCATTGTGGCCAAAAAGTGGACACCGCGAATGAATAGCTGTATAGTGCGTTCACCTTCCGAGATTCCCGCTGTTCTTAAATAAAAACGCCCCGCGCGTAGAGCCCAATCACACGCGCGAGGCTTCACCGCACAATCGAGAGTTAACCACAGTCGTGCGGCGCCGTGAATTTATACCACCTCTACAGAGTTTGCACGCCGCTTACCGATTGATTGACTGACCGATAGGGAAGGGGAATTATGAATAATCCTAATAGGCGACAAAGTGGGGTGGCTGGCGAAGCCTCTCAGATTCAGCTCGAACGGGCGCGACGGAGTTATGACCTCATGCTTTTTTGGATCCGGCTGGCGCTGCTCATTTTTACCGGCGTCACGGGCTGGCTCCTTATTTTCTTCCTGCTATACCCGAAGCAGCACTGGGCGCTCGCGGCCCTCCTGGCTTCGGTCTACACCGCTGGCGTTGAGTTCGCCGTCGCGGCAAATCTCTACGGCCTCAAGAGAGTATTCTCTACCTTGTGGGAGATCGCTGTGGCGTATTCCTGCCTTGGCTTCCTGATCGCGGTGATGATCATCAACGTAATCACGAAATTCCGGCAGTTCATTCTCGATCATGAAGTGAGCCCGGTCCTGCTCCATTGGCAGACGTGGGCGATCGTGATCGTCCCGATCGTCGTGCTGTGCCAGTCCATAGCGATGGCCCTGCTTGCCCCTTACGTGCGCCAACACCGGAACCAGCTCCGCCAACGGGGAAGGGAGGCGGAATGGAAGTGGCAGGGCGAAAAGAAGGCCCTCGATAGCGAGGCGGTGGCCGGCGCTCAAAATATGATCGCCGAGTTCAAGGGTAAGCAACTCGCGCTCGAGGCCCTGGCCCGGATGCGCTCGGAGTTACATTCGGACCTCTGGCCGGCCTTCGACGCCGAGGTCGAGACGCGGTTCGGGCGCGCCGGACTTTCCGCTGTCAGCGGCCGGCGATCCAATGAGATGGGCGGCTTGGTGGATTCGATCATCCTAGGCGCGGAGGAGCGGGCGAACGGGGTGACTACGTGGGACGAACGCGACCCAAAAGACCAGCGCCGCTGAGCGAGACCTCCGCGGCCGAGAACGGACGGGTCGGCGCCGCGGAGTTGTGGGGGGCGAGGACCGCTCCAGGCTCAGTGGCCGACGACGACGATCAAGCTCTAGCCACTAATGGCGACGCCTCTGTAGCCATTAGTGGCGAGAGCTCGAAAAACAGTCCCGTAGCCATTAGTGGCTACAGAGCGAAAAACTCTTTAGGGACGCGACAGGACAACGTTCGAATCTTCCCATCGCTAGGCGCTGGCGGCCTGTTCGGCGCCGCCAAAAACGCCATCATCTGGCGCGCCCCGAAGCGTAAGACGAAGCCCGGCAACCCGCTCGTGGCGTCTGATGGCTACGAGTGGCGAAAGGCCCCGACCGGCGACGGTTGGGTTTTGTGGCGACGGCCTTATGTCGCCGGCAAGCGGGGCAAGAGCGACTATGTCGCCTGGTACGCCCCGGCGACCATCAAACAATTGGAGAAAATGTATGGCTCACGAAAACTCGCAAATCGTCCCGGCGGACTTGGCCTTGTGGATCGCCGACGTAATTCAGATCCAGGCTCTCGCCAGTCAAACTCCGGTCTCTGACGAGATGGCCAAGGTTATCTATGACAGCGCGACCCGGCTGCTCGATGTCCTGGAGGGCAGGTTAACGCCTGACGTCCAGGCGCGGATGGCGGAGGTGGCGAAGGAGATGGCGTTGGCGGTCGCCGCGTAGCCATTAGTGGCTACCGAGACATCGCCACTAATGGCTAGGCGACGAGAGGCGCTGATGGCTCTGAAACTCAAAATTGACGAGGTGGCTCGGGCGCTCGGTATTGAGAACGCCGCCCAGCTTTCTCGCCGCACCGGGCTTGGCCTGACCTCCTGCTATCAGTTGTGGGAAGGGAAGGCCAAGATGGTCGCGTTCCGGACGCTCAACACGCTTTGCAATGAGATCAACGCCCATCCGGCCTTGTTGATTGAATACACGCCCGACGAAGATGAGCAAACTACAAATCGCCAGTAATCTCGAGTTGCCCCTCGAAACCCTCACCCAAACCCTCGTCGTCTACGGCGGGAAGGGGATGGGCAAGTCCAATTTCGGGACCGTCCTCGTCGAGGAGTTCGCCCGCGTCGGCCTCCGCTTCAGCGTGATCGATCCGCTCGGCGTCTTCTGGGGCCTGCGACATTCGGCCGACGGCAAGAGCCTAGGCGTCGAGGTCCTCATGCTCGGCGGCGCGCGCGGCGACATCCCGATCGAGCCGACAGGCGGCGCTGTCGTGGCCGACCTGGTCGCGGATGAAGACGTCAATGTCGTGATCGATATCTCGCGCAAGGCGAGCGGCCAGATGTGGGGCGCGAACGAGCGGATCCGCTTCATGGCCGACTACTGCTCGCGCCTCTTCGAGCGGCAGGGCGAGCGCCGGCGGCCAATCATGCAGATAGTGGACGAGGCCGGGCGCTTCGTCCCGCAAACAATCCCGTCAGGCGCGATAGACCTGGCGCGCTGCGTCGGCGCGATCGAGCAGCTCGTCGAGTGGGGCCGCAATGTCGGCGTCGGCGTGACGCTGATCACGCAGCGTAGCGCGCGGATGAACAAATCCGTCTCGGAGCTCGCGGAATGCATGATCGCGTTTCGCACCGTCGGGCCACGCTCGATGGAGGCCATCCTTGACTGGCTCGGCGAGCACGTGGAGAAGGCCAGGCAGAAGGAGATCGCCGAGACGCTGCGGTCGCTGCCGGTCGGCCGGGCGCTCGTGATCTCGCCGGGCTGGCTCGAATACGAGGGGATCGCGGAGATCCGCCGGCGGAATACGTTCGACTCTTCGGCCACGCCTAAACCTGGCCAGACCGAGCGAGCGCCGGGCCGGGCCGCCAAGCCGGACCTCGCGAAATACCAGGAGCGGATGGCTGAGACCATTGAGCGAGCGCGGGCCAGCGATCCGCAAATTTTGCGAAAGCGCATCGCCGAACTGGAGCGCCAGCTCAGAGAGAAGGGAACCGCAGCCGACCAGGAGGCGATCGCCCGCGCGGTGGAGCGGGAAACGGAGCGGATGGCCAAGGCCCATCTGGAGGCCGAGCGAAAATACATGGAGCGAATCGCGACTCTTTTCGAGCGGTTGGAGCAGATCCGCGCGCTGGCTGAGGCCGCCGACTTAATGGCGCCGCACGTCCCGAGGGAGTCTTCGATCTCGATCAGCACGCGCGAGGAGCGGGAGAAACTCTTGGCGATCATCCAACCCAAGCGGGAAGCGCCGGGGATAGGCGGGCCGCATCGGTTTATCGCCTCCGAGCCTGATCCGGCCGAAGTCTTCGTCCCACGGGGCGCGCCGGCGCATAAAGAGGCCGTTCCCAGACACAAAAACGCCACGTCCGCGCATAAAACAGGCCCGCCTGCGCATACGAACGGGAGCCAGCCGCTGGCCAAGGGTGAGCGCGCAATTTTGACCGTGATCGCCCAATATCCCTATGGCGCGGCGCGGGAACAGATCACGATTCTGACCGGTTACAAGCGATCCAGCCGCGACACTTATATTCAGCGACTACGCGCGGCCGAACTGGTCGAAAATCTCGGTGACATGCTGATCCCAACGCAGGCCGGCGTTAAAGCGCTCGGGGCCAATTTCGAGCCGCTGCCGACCGGTGAGGATTTACGGGCCTACTGGCTCGATCGGCTACCAGAGGGTGAGCGCCGGATCCTAGAGATCGTATTGGCCGCATATCCAAAATCGGTTGACCGCGAAACTATCAGCGAGGCGACCGATTACAAACGGTCAAGCCGTGATACTTACTTGCAACGGCTCAATGCGCGCAAACTTATTGTGAATGTTGGGCGCGGCGAGGTATGCGCGTCAGAGGTGTTCTTCGAATGAGCGATTCAATAGTTTTCGATAAAACCACAGCGCCCATCACGATCAGCTTCGATGATGAAGTGCGATGGATTTTGGGCCAGCCGAATTTCGCCTGCGCGGCGATCTTCAGGCGTTTGCGCGCCCTCGGCCACGAGATACCGTTCAAGGCCGAGGAGGAGCAAGCCTACTCTCTATTTTGGATGCTTAGTCTCTACGTCGAGCATGGCGCAGGGTGGCGAGAGGAGGCTGAGCGCATCCTACATGAGCCCAAGGAGGAGTCAGGCGCGTGAAACAGACCGACTTTAAACCCTGCGCCCTCTGCGCTCAGGGTGTAATGCATACCGGGATCCCGCTCTTCTATCGAGTCTCTATCCAGCGCTTCGGCGTTCAGCTCGACGCCGTTCGCCGGCAGGCCGGGCTGGAGATAATGCTGGGCGGGAATGCGCAGCTCGCAAACGTGATGGGGCCGGACGAGGACATGGCGACGCCGATCGGGGAGGCGGTCGAACTGCTGGTGTGCGAGACGTGCGCGATGACGCCGGCGAGGATCGCCGCTCTCAACGCGGAGGGCGCCGTTTAACGTAACGGCCTGAAGTGCGAGACGCAGTCGCCGCGAATACGCGAGAAACCCAGAATGTTACATAGCTACACTTTTGTACGCAGGGGATTCACCCATGAACGACGATCAAATCATTGACCTTTGGCTTTCAAGTCAGCGTAGCGAGCGGACGCGGGAGGCCTACGCCGGCGACATCCTACTGTTGCGCGACCATCTGAAGAAATCGCTCCCCGAGATCGAACTACGCGATCTTCAGCAATTCCAGGAGCGGCTGAATTCGATCAAAACGAAGCATGGAAAGCCTTACGCTGAGAAAACGAAGCAAAGAATTCTGACGGCCGTCAAAAGCCTCTTCTCTTTCGCCGCCGAGGAAGGGTTGATCGGCGCGAACCCGGCCAAGCGAATTCAGTTGCCGAAGTGCAAGGATGACCGCGGGGCGCGCGTGCTCAGCCGCGCCGAGGTCGAAAAGCTAATCTCAGCGACCAAAACGCAGCGTGACCGCTTAATACTGAAGACTCTCTTCTTCTCCGGCGCTCGCGTGTCGGAGCTGACCGGCTTGCGCTGGCAGGACGTTCAGTCGAACGAATATAGCGGCGGCCAGTTGGCGCTGTTCGGGAAAGGCGGCGAGAACCGAACCGTGGGCGTCACAGCGGAGCTCTACCAGGAGTTGATAGAATACCGGCGGCAATCCGGCGGCCAAGCCAAGGACCGCGTCTTCACTTCGCAGAAAGACGCGGGAGGGATGACGCGCCAGCAGGTCTACCGGATCGTGAAAGCCGCGGCGAAAAGATCTGGCGCAAATTGGGCGGCGTCTCCGCACTGGCTCAGGCATTCCTTCGCCACGGAGGGATTGAAGAACAGCGCCCCGCTGCCCCTGATCCAGCGAGACCTTGGGCACAAGAGCCTTTCAACCACGCAGATTTACTTGGATGTGAATCCGGTCGAGTCTACGGCGAGCTATCTGATAAAATCGGAGGATTGAAGCGAACGCCACGCGCGTTGGCGTTTACCCAAGGCGCGGCATGGTGATACCATCCACGCCACAATGAACGAAATCGCCGCCTACATTCTAGGGAAAGCTGTAGACAAGGCTCCAAGTTGGATACTTTCCAAGTTTGTCTCCATCACAAAACTCGCGAGCGAAATAAAAATCAAGCCAAGGGATAATAAGCACGTTCATATAGACCTACAGAGCCAACCACCTCGAATTGAATTGTATTTCGAGATCACCAATCTTAGCCACTTCAATATCATCCTCGACCGGCTCCTAATTGAGGTCTGGCTTAGCCAGCCGCTCTTCGAAGGCGCGTTACTCAAGCGCCGCATTATTGGTCCAAGAAGAATCGAACCAGATGTGCACTTCCGACATTACTTGACCGAATCCCAAGCGAAAATCGCCCATGACTTTCAGGCTAAAAACGATCCCACAGTCACGCCAACCATTCACCTGGTCGGATACTTTGTGACCAAAATCGGAATCGCCCAGGTTGAGCAGAGGATTCCCAAATTTTGATCAGCGATAAGCCTGTCTGATACTTCCCTTCCCTTACCGGCTTGTTTTCACAAAAAAAATAAACGAGCCACGTTTTTCTTATTGACAAGCGTGGCTCGTTTATGGATAATACCATCATCGCACTGCTATGACTGGAGCAGAATTGAGAGAGCGGCGTGAGGCCCTCGGCCTCACGCCCGAACAACTAGCCGAGAAATTCCGCTGCGAAGCTGACATGATCACGATCTGGGAGGACCCGGAAGGCGTGGAGGCATGTTGCGCCTACCCCGGCCTTCTCGATCTGGCCATGGACGAATTGGAGTACGAGGCCAACGCCATGAGCGACGAAGAGTTCGCGGCGTTGCGGGCTCGCGCGGTGGAGGCCGTCGCCCGCGCCAACAGGCTCGCCGGAGGCGCGTGATGGCCAGAGACCAATACCTTCGTTGTCGCGTCTCCGAGGAGGAGCAAGTCGAGACCGAGACCATGATCCTCAGCCTCGACGCCCGGCGCGCTCGCAAACTTGGCGAGGAGATCACCGAGCGGCTCGTCGCGCACGCCCCTTTCTCGAACACCGGCGACTTCCTCCGGGTGGTCTTCGGCCTTGAGCCGCTGCGCGAGGCCGCGGACGCTCCCGTTGGTCGCCCGCGCTCGAAGGCGCCCAGCATGGCCGCGCTGCATGCGCGCGCCGCGCGGGGCGACGCAGGGGCGAGGGAGAAGCTGAGAGAAATGGGGGTGAAGCCCCGCAAGAGACGGGGCGCTTCCCCTCCCTAAGCCCTAACCGCAAAGCCGGACGGCTCTCTTCTGCAAACTGGCGGCGGTAAATACCCTAATGGCTGAGGACGCCGCCGAAGCGAGCGCGCCGAAAGGAGCGCTCATTTATTTTGGAGATCATCCAACAGCCAATTAATTTGGAATCGTGAGTCGCCAGACCGCTTGTCTATGAAACCGATCATCAAGGTTGAAAACCTGAGCAAACAATACCGCATTGGCGCGCGACAAGCGTCCTTTCCGACGCTCCGCGATTCAATCGCCGAAACATTACGCTTCCCTTTCGGCTGGCTCCGGCGAAATGGAAATCGCCAGGACAATACGATCTGGGCATTGAAAGATGTCAGTTTCGAAATTAAGCCAGGCGAAATCATGGGCGTTATTGGACGCAATGGCGCGGGCAAATCCACACTGCTCAAAATCCTGTCTCGGATCACGCATCCGACCACCGGTCAGGTAGACATCTATGGTCGCGTCGGCAGCCTGCTCGAAGTCGGCACGGGATTCCACGTGGAGCTGTCGGGGCGCGAGAACATCTATTTGAACGGCGCGATCCTGGGGATGAAACGGAATGAGATTGATCGCAGGCTTGATGAAATTGTCGCCTTTGCCGAGATCGATAAGTTCATCGATACGCCAGTCAAACATTACTCCAGCGGAATGTATATGCGTCTGGCTTTCGCTGTGGCCGCGCATCTGGAGCCGGAGATTTTATTGGTGGATGAGGTTTTAGCGGTAGGAGATGCGGAATTCCAGAATAAATGTATCGGCAAGATGAGAGAGGTGGGCAGCCACGGCAGAACCATCTTTTTCGTTAGCCATAATTTGACCGCAATACAGTACCTATGCCACACGGTTATTCTCCTGGCGAATGGTAAAATCGAATATCATGGAGCCACGGAGGCCGGGTTAAAGCTTTACAACATGCGGCATCACGAGTTGCAAGAAGGAAGTATAGATGTTACTACCCATCCAGCTCGCCAAACAGGAAGCGCACATCTAATTACCTTCGTTCGATTACTCGAGAATGATGGTCATCCCAAATCTATCTTTGCATCCGGGGAAAAAATCATCCTTGAAATCACTCTCAATCCCGCCGCGCTATTAAATCAGCCTGAGATCGGCGTGGGAATCAACGATAGTTTAGGAGCAAGGATCTTCACTGTCGCCACCTATTTATCGGCCTCAGCGTTGCCCGCTATAGAGAGAGAGACGAAAATCCTATGCGAGATCGAAGAGTTATCCTTAGCGCCCGGAGAATACTGCTTAACAATTACGGTTGGAGACCGAGGAGCGCGGGAAATGGATGATTTGATCAATTTCACCTCTTTTACAGTGATCTCCAGCGATTTTTATAACAATGGGAAAGAAATCCTTCCCCTTCGAGGGAAGATGCTTGTTCGATCCAAATGGTCGATTGGGTGATGGGCTAATATGGCCGCTGTTAGTATTATTATTCCCGCATTCAATTATGGCGCGTTCCTTCCCGCGACCTTAGAATCCATCTTACAGCAGCAATATCAGGATTGGGAATGCATAGTCATTGATGACGGTTCCACGGATAACACGGCGGAGGTCGTGGCAAGCTTTTCCAAAAGAGACGGCAGGATTCTCTATATCTATCAAGCAAACAGCGGGGTTGCGCAGGCCAGAAACAAGGGGCTAACGCTGACCAAGGGCGCATACATCCAGTTCCTCGACGCGGACGACCTGATCGAGCCGCGAAAGCTTCTATGTCACGCTCAGTATCTGGACGATCATCCGGACGTGGATATTGTTTATGGGAGCGTCCGATATTTCAGAACAGAGTACCCAGAGGAGCAGAGGTATTCATTTTTAGTAATAGACGCTGAAACGCGCTCATTATCGCAGACTGACGCGCCCTGGATGCTTGAAGTCTCAGGCTCGGGGAAGCCCATTCTCGAAGCGCTGGTAAAAACGAATATCATGGTAGTCAGCGCTCCATTGCTGAGGCGGGGGATGGTTGATCGGGTGGGACTGTTCGATTGGACTGTCTCCCCAGTCGAAGACTGGGACTACTGGTTCCGTTGCGCCTTGCATGGCGCAAAGTTTAAGTATTTAGACATGGAAGGAACGCTATCCGTGATTCGTTTGCACACTGAAAGCGCGAGCCAGAATTCCCCGCTCATGGAGGCGCAGATTTGGAAACTGCGGCGCAAATGGCGCGAATCAGCTTCCGATCAATCGCTTGTTCGCGCCATCCAGCAAACACTCGACGGTTATGACGGGCATTGCGCGGTGCGATTGATTGACGCTGGATATTTGGAAGTTGGTGTTCAAATTCTGAAAAACGCCTTTCGCGCAAGCCCGCGTTGGAAAGAATCTCTGAAATGGCTGTATTGTATTCTTGTCGTTCGGTTCGCGCCGAAAGGCGCTTTCCACAAAATCGCTTATCTTCCGATAAGAGAGTCGCTGAAACTGCTGTTCAGAATCAGAATGTGATTCAGCCTCTTTTTTCTCCATCGTCTTCGCGCTTGTCAAAATCCCGTCATCGGACTGAAGAAATCGCCTTTACGCGGGTCACCCGCCATAGGTAGAAACGTCACTCGCCGCCCAAGCTCCCAATACAAGTCATAGCGCGTGGTGGGGTCGAAAAGGGCGTACACCTCAGCATCGGACAGCGCGCGGTTGTAGATGCGCACGTCGCGCATGAACCCGCTAAGCGCCTGATCGTCCCCGCTGGCACCCACAAAACTGCCCAGCCGAGTATCTGCCGCGTTAGCAACCAATGCGGGTAGCCCTGTACCTAATTGCACCGTGCGGTTCAGCGCAACCCCATTCAGATACAAGTTGGGTGTGACGCCTGTCTCATAGGTGGCCACAATGTGGTACCACCGATTTATTGCAAGTGCTGCATTTGTGGAGACATAAACTATATACTGGCTACCATCATGCCAGTAAAACCGGATTTCGCCGTTGTTGTTATCCTTGTCGAATGCGTAATTGACCTTATTTGACAAGGAGTCATCGCGCTTGGCGATAAAGGGACGGTGAAAGGTCAGAGCGTCCAAGCTGACCCATACGGACAACGTGATATGCCCGGTGATGCTTACCTGCCCACAAGAAACATAGTCATCCGATCCGTCAAACCGCAACACTGAATTCCCATCAGCATCCGCTCCCCAAGTTGGCCCGTTTACCAGCGCTCCGTTAAATCCGCGTCCACTGAGATCGAACAGCGTGTTCCCGCCCGGCAAAGCCATCGGCCACCACGCCACCAACCCCTGCGCCTGCGGTGATAGGTGGTTCAGCGCGAATGGCCATACCGGCCTGATGATTTGTCGGTCGTGAAAGCTCATTGCTGCTCCGGCGGAATCGCCTCAAGGATGAAATTATGATCCGCGTCGGTATTGGTCAGCGATTGGCCGAAGGCGTTCCACCAGACGACCGACACGTACCGCGAATAAATAAAACAGACGCCAGTCGCGACCTGGATTTCGCCGTTGCTCGTTGAATCCGCATTCACTACGCCAATCGGCGCGCCCAAATTCCTGCGCTTATCCGCGCTCGAAAACGCGGCGTCAGTCGTGCCCTGGTTACCAGTCACCTCCCCCGACGCGGACCCGTAACTCTGCGCGAGGTAGATTTCGAGCTGCCTGCCAGCGGTGAGCGCCGCAGCAGCTTTGGTTTTAGCGTACCAGCGATAGAGACCAGGCTTTGAGCCTGAGCCTCGATCCCACTGCGCGCTGATCCGGCCAGCGCCATCAGCGATATTTTTCGGCGTGAAGGTGGTATCGCCTGCGTTATTAAACGTGCGCCCGGTTTCAGGCGCGAAGTATTGTTTCGATGGCATCCCTTAATACCCCTTGATAAAGCCGACCACGAACCACTTGTCGGCGGTCGAGTTGTAGATTGCGGTCAGGAAGTCTCGCTTGTTCGCTGTTGTAGACAAGGTGACCGCTGTAATATCCGTGCCCAGGGCGAATTTCGTATCAAGCGAAATCGTCCGACTCCCCGTCCCATCCTGAACAATCTCCCAGACAATTTGCTGGCCGTCTGTCGGATTGCTCGGATTGCCGAGGGTGCGATTGCCGGCCAATGTAACTCGGTATCGATTGCCCAGGCTTGCATCCGTGGCGATGGTCGAGGCATCCGTCAGGCCGACCGCGGTCGAATAAGTGGCCTTGTTAAAGGTCACATTCCCGCTATGCGTCGTGTTGCCCGTCAGCGTCTGCGCGCCGGTCGCGGTGAACGTGCCCGCAACCGTCGTGTTGCCCGCTGACGTGACTACAAGCGCTTGCGTGCCACCATAGGAGAGCTTCAAGAGGTTGGTAGTGACGCCCGTGACCGCCGTGTTCGTCGTATCAACGTCCAAGAGGTTGACCGTCGTATTGGCATTCGAGACGCCAGTGTTGAGGGTTGGCTTGAATTTCCACCCATAGAACTGCCTCGTGTTGGAATCGTTTTTCGTAAGACTCCAACTTGAATCCATCACGGCGATCGTCGCATCCGCATCGGTGTTGATGGTCGGCCCGGTAATCTTGAGCGAAGTGACACTGCCTGCCGCGCCGTTCAGGCCCAGGCGAGCAAACTGCGGTGTCGCGGTGGTCTGGATGTTCTGCACCGCGTCAATCGTTGGATTGCCAGATACTCCATCGCCGTTCGTGACTGTAATTGACGAGCTTCCGGCCGTGATCGTTCGCGCGCTGCCCGTGCCACTACCGGTTCTCGCCCAAATACCATTGGTCGAGTTGTTGCCGAGCGCTGCGAGATCGCTGTCGAGCAGTGAGTTAGAAACCGTGCCCGAACTCAAATTCGACGCGTTGAGCGCCGTAAGAGCGCTCCCATCGCCACTGAATGAAGTCGCCACGACCGCGCCGGCGTCGCTGATGGTGAGCCGATTTGCGAATGAAGCGGCGTCTACTTTGCTCTGAACCGTGAAAGTCGAGGCCCCAGCGTTTGATGTCATATCCGCGAACGCCCGCCACTCAACCGCGTGCGCCGACCCGTCATCACTCCGTCCGCGCCAGAGCAGATTATGCGAATCACGCGTACCCGCCGATCCGATCGCGGCGATGTCCAGCACAATAGCGTTCGCCGGCGTCGTGCCCGGGTTATACGCATGCACGCCTGTCCAGGTCGGCGCGAAGCTCTGATCTACGGCCACATCGTTCGCGTTCGCCAGGATCCCCGTCCCCGCGCCGATGTCGAGCGTCGTCGAGCCGCCCAGCGCGACGGAGCCGCCATTGATAAGGCCTGCGCCGGCGGTGATGGTCAGCGAGGAATTCGCGAGCGCCGCATTGGTGACCGTGCTCCAGGCCGCATCCGTCCCGTCGCTGATCAGCGCGCGATTCGCCGCGCCGATCGCCAGCCTCTGCCATGTGGCCGACCCGCCCTGACCCGTAATCAGATCGCCGCGCGCGACCGATCCCGTTGTCGTGTCGGAATGGGTCCCGCTCAGCAAATTATGCGGCGAGCCGCCGGTCGGCAAATCATAGAAGCCCTTGGTCCCGCTCCCATTCGTCCCGTAATACTTGCTATTGCCAGGACTAGCGCTATCGCCACTCAATTGAATCGACTGAGAGCCCGTGAAGACCAGCGAGCCCGCGAGCGCGATCTCCTCCGGATCTCCACTGCTCGCCGTGTCGCGGCCGATCAGGCGGTCGGTCGTGAGGTTCTGTATTTTGGCGAAGGTGACGGCGTCGTTCGCCAGGTCGCCTCCGAGGATCGCACTCGTCAAGCTCAGCGCCGAATACGGCACGCCGGAAAGTCCGAGCCGCGCCACGCCCCCGCCCTGATCCGTCAGCATCAGGCCGTTCGCCTGGTTGAACTCCAGCGTCGTCGTCGTGATCGAGGGCGAGCCGTCCACCTCGCGGGTAGTGAGTGATCCCCCGCCGCCCCCTCCTCCCGTCGAACTGATCGTCACCGTCTTATTGACTATGTTGTAGGAGAGGCCGACGTTCGCGCCGGCCACAAGCGACCACCAGGCCGGCGCGGCCGACGCGCTCCCCGTCCCCGTCTGTCCGAGGAAGTTTGGCGTCGTGGTCGTGTTGCCGGCGAGCCGCGTGGGAACGCCATTCATGCCGCTGTAGAGCGTGTCGCCGAGTGTCGTGAGCACTGTCGCCAGGTTCGCGAGCGCTTCGAGCTGAGCCGACGACTGCGCCGGGATCGAGAGCGGAACGCCGGCGGTTCCGTTAGCGTCGAGCGCATAGGCGTTGCAATAAATGTACGCTGTCGAGGTCTGCGGCAGCGAGATCGTAACCTGGCCCGACGCGTTGGTCGTGTACGTGATCGGCGTCCGGCTCAGGAGCTGGCCGTTCTTGATGATCCTGACTACTGTAATGCGGAAGTTCGCCCGCGGCTGCCCGTTGACGTCATAGATCTGCGCCGCGACGTTGCAGACCGGGAGCTGCGCGAGGGCGGCGGAGGCCAGCAAGATCGCGACAGTGATGGCGAAAAACGCTCTCTTCATACTTCCCTTCCCTCTTGAACGCTCCGACCTGTCGGCTCTCTACCTCCCCAAAGGTTGTCAGCTTCTATGGCCGGAGTGTTCCTGGCCAGCGGGCGCATCCCAGCTCCCGGCGGCCATTCTCGATATTACTTGTCCGGCTTTGCCTCTTTCGCCGGCTCAGGTTTCGGCAGAAAACCGAACTGCCCTCTCTGTTGATCGATCACGCGGAGATCAGGCTCGTATCGCTTGAGATCAAAACCCAGATCAACGAACTCCAGCCGAAACCCCTTGATCAAACTATCAATTTGGATCTGGGCTTTCTCGACCTGAGCCTGCGCGAGCTGGAGCGTCCGCTGCGCGTCCACAAGCCGGGTGAGCTGCTCTTGCGTGAGGGTGAGGGGCTTGAGCGGAGCGGCCTTTGCCGACACGGCGCCCTTAGCGGCTTTGTCCGCGGCGCCGTTAGCGGCGCTCGCTTCCTGCGCGTAGGCCCCGCAAGCGCAGACGATGATGAGTGAAAAAACGATAAATAGATTTTGCATAATTCCCTTGCTTCATTGATTGCCACCCTTGCGGATAACGCTCAATGTCTGCTCGATGTCGTTATTCGATGTTCCTTGCCCAGTGACTTTTAGAACAATGCCGGAGCTGAAGGTCAGACTGCCGACAGAGCCGAGTTGAACAAAAGTATTGACCACGCTGCTCTGCCAGTTACCGCTGGTGACGGTTCTGACGCTGCCTGAAGCGTCTCGAATAATCGTGACGCGCAAATGCCAGTCAATGTTTTGAAAGGCGGCGACCGCTGTATAGATCACCGTTCCGCCGAAGTAGACCTTGATGGTCTTCGAGTTGGCGTTGTTGGCGAAGCGCCCGCCGAAATCGGCGGTGATCTGATCGCCATCAAGAGCGAGCGTGTTAGCCGGGATGGTCTTGGAGTGGAGATCGGTTTCACTCGAACCAGAACAGCCGACGGTATTGAATTGAACGGCCAGCGTTCCATTCAGGTTCATCATCGAGGTCGAGCCATTGCCCGTCACTGCTTCAAACCGGCCAGCGCTCGTGATCGTCGCCTTGAGCGTGTCGTTCTGACCGCTCGCGTCATTCGTGCCCGTGCCGAACTTGATGTCCTTTCCCGACATCGCAGTCAGAATCAGATGTCCAGCCGCGCCTGAAGCGCTGCCCGAGCGAATCACGATGTCATTTGTCGCGGCTAGACTGCTGTAATTTGATGCCCCGAGGGCGAGTCCGATTCCACCCACCACAGTGCCGGATGAGTTCGCAAAACCATTGAGTGGGGAATCGGACGAGCCATTGGCCTGCGCGATGAAACCTTGGCCAACGCCGAATATGCCGCGCACGTTCGCGGCGCCCTTCGGCTGTAGGTCGATGTTGATATTCGCGTCGGAGCCTTCCGTGGTCAATTTGGGATGTCCGCTCGCCGCCGCATTCGCGATAGTGTACGAGTTGACCGCGGATGGCGTCGCGCTGACGCTCAACCATCTATTTCCGCTAATATCATCGACCCCAGTCGTGATCCGCGGGCGGCTCGCGCGCAAAATCCCTGTTCCGGCGGTGACATTCGTCCCGTCGGTCGTCAATCCTGACAACCCGCCGAAGGTCGTGGCGTCAACCCGATATTGCAGAGAGTTATCCGGGGCGCCAGGAGATCCGCCTCCCGCGCCACTCAGGTTCACCCACGCTCCGCCGATATATGAGTAGAGCCGCGAGTTGCTGGTGTCCACGGTCACAGGAACGCGGCCTGTATGTATCGTCGGAGTTCCGGTCGGAACTCCGACCATCGAGTCTAAATATAAAAACCCGTCAGTGGCGTTCGTCGCAAGAGCGGCTGTCCCGATCACCGCGTTGCCTTGCGAGTCGAGCGTAAGCCTGATCGCCGGCGTGAGGCTGTTGAGCGGGGTCGTCAAAAATTCAAGCCTTCCGCCACCATTCGTGGAGCTTTGGATCTGGCTGGTGACTCCGCGGATGACTCCCGGCCGGGATTGGGAGATCGAGGAATCGGCGACGAAATCGATTTCGCCGATAACGTCCCCCGACTGTAGGAGATTATTGCTGGCGCGCGCGCGTTGAAGCTCCAGGATAGGCGGCGCTGTATCGCTGCGAGTTGAGATTTCGATGAATGGCGAGGTTCCACCCAGGTCGAGCGCGATGCCCTGCAGGTTGGTCGTCGTACCAAATGTCAGGAGCGCGTCTCCAGGGGAGATCGTCGAAGCGGTCAGATCGCTCCCCTTGACCGTGATACTACTCGCGCCGTAGAGCAGGTTAGCGTTGCTGGTCAGGCTCGAAGTCCCGTTCCACAACGCCAAGCGGCCATTCACACCGGAGCCGGTAAGCCCGCCGCCTCCGCCGAACGAACAGGGCGCGTAGCTTCCGCCGCTGTAGCAATAGAGGGTTTGACCTCTCAATAGCGCCGCGGCCCCGGCTGGCACGCCGTCCGGAACGGTGTAGAGATTGCGCAGCAGCGCCGCAGCCTCATCATCGGTCATCTCGCCGGCTAGGACGTGATAGAGCAGTGGCGCGTAGAAGGCGAGCGTTCGGTTGTTCGTGCACTGAAGCTCGAACTTCACCGTCGCCGAGGGCGTCGAGGGCGCGTCGATCACGGTGGCGGCCGTGGTGACCCATTCCCACTCGGTGTCGGCTTTGGAGGTCGTGACCAGGTACCGGTAATTGAGCGCGTCGGTGTCGAAATGATAGCCCTGCGTGGCGTCATCAGCCGTGATACTCGCCACGGCCTGCTCGTCGAGCGTGACGGCGGGCTGCGCCGATAGCCCGCTTTGCTGTGAGACAGCCTTGACCCAGACGGCGGCGATCAGGCGGTCGCCAACGCGCAGTGTCCGGGAAGCGCTGTATACAAATCTACCGGCGGTGATTGGGGAGTTAGTTGAGAGCGAGGCCGCGCCGGTCGTGGCGTCGGGCGCCTTGATCCCGGTCGTGACTATGGCCTGCCCGGGCAGCGTCGACCAGGTAGAGGCGTCCTGCGCGGCGAGATTTGCGAAGGGGGCGACGACGGGCGCGAAGCCGATGCGCTTGCTGTCTATGGGCGCGTCCTGGGTCTGGCCGGGCCGTTGGGCATAGGCCGAGCCGCAGGCCAGAATCAGGATGAGGATGGAAAGAAATCGCATCATGCCTTGGAAAGACTACCGGCTTCTAAAACTGTCTCGCCCTCTTGGGTCCGCCTGAGCGCCGGGCGGTCGATCTCGACCATGACGGGCTGCAAGGGGTGGTTAAAAGTCAACACCCACAAATACACATCGCCCCGCCAGAGCGCGAATAGGCGCTCGCGCCAAGTCAATCGCCATCTCGTCAGGATCGTCCCGTCGGGATGGCGGAACGCCGGCAGCGGCTCATATTCGGGTTGATTCGCTCCCATCACAGTCTCCGGGAGATCGGCGCCGGGCAGGACCGGCGAAACAGGCAAAGCCATATTCTTCATTCCTCCTACTGCAGAACGGCGACGGTGTAAGACCCGCTCGCCGGATCCACCGCGCCGCTACTGAAGTTTAAGAATCGCACCGTCACGGTATTCGTGGCGCTTACATAGCCCATAAAACCTGTGTGGTTATTGAGCGACGCCGGTGTTCCGAGCCAGACCGGCTTACCGACCGCGGCCCCGGTCACGGTGATTGTGAGCTCAGTCGATTGCTGAGCCGAGGTCGAAGGAAAGTCCAGCGTCGCGGTCGCGGTCAGATAGGTTGGGAAGAATCCGTAGGCCGCGCCGTTGAAACTCGCTTTGGGCGCGTTCACCGACGAGTCCATATAGATCCGCAGTTCCGAGGCGTTTGAGACCGCGGGCGCGGTCCTCCCGCGCAGGTCCAGGAAGCCACCGAGGCTTGAACCCATAGTGCCCGCCGTATAGACGCCCCAGTTCGTGGTCGCGACGGCGAGCGACTCGACGTAGAGGCCGTATTCAGTCCCTCGCGTTCCGCCGTTGAGCGTCCCGGCCGCGGCGAGAAAGTGGGCGAAATTGGTGGTCGCGCCGTTGTCCTGTGACCACGTGGAGTAATAACCGTTCCCCCAGGTCGTGGTCCCGGTATTGGAATTATCGACGCGGACCTTCGCGCCGGACGCGCGCGGCAGGGTCCCAGAGCCGTTATAGGTGAAGATCCCGAAATAGGCGGCGCTATCGGTCGCCGTATGCGTCCCGGTCCCCTCGAAGCGCGGCTGCGACCGGACGCCCTGCGCGCCGCTCGCGGCGTTATTCACTTGCACGATCGGGAACGAACCGATTCCGGCGAAGTTGTCCGTACTGTTGGTCTCGGCGAAGGTCAGGCCATAGCCAATCGCAGGCGCGCTGAGGTTCCCGCCGAGGGCCATTCTTTTCACCCAGAGACCCGGATGCGTCGACGCGGGAATCGTCATGCGCGCGAAGGCGGTCCCGCCGGAATCCTGCCACTCCTGGACGGTCGAGGAGCCGCTCGGGAATTGCTTCACCGTCACCGGCAGATCGGTCGTGTTGAAGCCGGTGAAAACTTTCTGGCCGGCGATCGTCTGGGTCCCTTGGCCGGCCGTGACGTATCCGCCGACGGTGGCGGTGGCCATTGGGACGCAGATCGTCGTCGTGGCCCCTAGCGTCGTCACGGTGGGCTGGGAGCCGCAGCCACTGGTCCCGGCATTGATTGTGTGAGCGCCGCCGGAGCTCCCGTTGATCGAGCTGATCCCGGTGTTCGCGATCGTGATCGAGCCGGCCGCCGGCGTGACGCTGATTCCCGTCCCCGCGGTGACCGTGGCCCATTCGATCCCGTTATTCGATGTATTCGTCTTGAGGATCTTGTTCGCGCCGGCGAAGGCGAGCCCGGTGATCGAGGTCGCGCCGTTATACACGGGCAACTGCCCCGACGTGGCGGAGCCGACGGTCCCGCCGCTCCCGCCGGTCGGGTCGGAGATCGTCACGTCGACGCGGCCCGCGCCGGAGTTGTCCGCGATATTCAGCGAGATGTTGCCGCCCGGAATGAAATTGATCGAAGGCCGCGTCCCAATGAGCGTCCCGTTATTCAACACCCCGAATGAATTCGCCTTCGTCGCGAAGGCCTGGAACGCGGCGTACTCGACGAAGTTGTAGCGGGTCTGGCGATTGGTGTCGGTGATCCGATAGGGCTGGATGGAGGTGATGGTCGCCGTCGCGGCCGGAATATCGAAGATCCCGAGCAGTTCCCTTCTGAGATTCCCCGAGTCGCCAGCCCACATCTGGTAATAGGCCTGCGGTGAGAGGGAGCGGCTCGGGTAGAGGCTGACGGTGAACTGGCCGGCGGTCAGATCGCTCGTCACCGTGGCGGAGGCTGGGATCAGGCCTTCCGGTGAATTGGCCGGCTGCGTAAGGATAAATGTGATCTTCCCCGCTCGCGCCGAGCCATCAGGATTAAGGAGCTTGTCGGTGATAGTCGTCTTCGAGCTCGTGACCGTGATCGTGACGGTCGCCTCGCTCGACGACGTGGAGCCGTCCTTGATCGCTGTGAACCCGAATGAATCGCTCCCTGTATATCCGCTCTCCGGCGTGTAGACCAGGATCCCGGAGTTGGCGTTAAAATTCGAGAGCTTCCCGTGCGTGGGTTGGACGCAGCTCGCGCATCCGGATAGATGCGTCCCGAAGGTCAGCGTCCCGCTGTCCACCGTCCCCTGCAGGCCAATCGCGGTCGAACCAACAGTGCTCACGGTCGCGCTGAACGATGTCGCCGTTTGCGCGCGCGCGCCGGCGACGAAAAGCGCAAGGATAAGAATCGGCAAGAAAAATCGCTTCATAAATACCTCAAGTCGTGATCACTTCCTCCAATGGCGCGCCCGTCCCGCCCGATCCCGCCATCGGTGGGGATTGAGTGGCGTCCTCGATCCGGCTCACATAGCCGTATGGCCACCATTGGCACAGAACCTCCATTTGCAAATTTTGCAAACGCTGGATCGTGAGAACGCGGAAATAGCGCGCAGGCTCCCCCATCGGCTCGCGATATGGCGCGAGTTCGGGGAAATTCAGATCAATAATTTTGTAGGGGTGAAGAGTCAGGAATTCCGGCTCCAGAAATGAGCGCGCCGAGCGGAAGCGGACGCGCAAGGGATTTTTCGTCCCGCCCGCCGCGAACGACCCGAGATCGCCGATCAGATTGCCGACCCTAACAGCCTCGCCGAATTCGACGACTCCGAACAGGCTGTGCTCCGCCGGCGACCTCTCTTCGCTTGCGTCACCCAACGCCTGGCCGCGCAGTTGTTGGAGTTCGGTGTAATTAAAAGTCAGGGGGCGGCGAACATAATCGAACTCGGCAGCCTCATACCAGACAGTGACCGCATTGACGATGTCGTAACCCTGAGTCGGAATAAGCTCGACCGACTCCCAATCAACATTAGCGTCTGGGCCTGCGTTGGTGAATTGAGGGATCGAGCTGTCAAGCGGCTCGTCCTTGATCAGGAATATCCGCTTCTTGCCCTCGAACGGAAATGGCGCGGTGAAGAAGCCGGCCATGCATACGTCGCGGATGACCTGGCTCGCCTGTCGCCCCTCGACCTGGGCGTTGAACGTGGAACGCGGCCCGGTGAAGTGCGCCCCCTGCGCGTCCGAATAGCCGACCTGATCATTGCAGCGTTCCGCCAGCTCCGTCCAATCCTCATCAACGAGTGTGCTTGCGCCGTCGCCATTTCCGCTTCGTTTGTTTTCGAGCAGGAATCGGAGACACTCGGCGCGGTTCGTCGAATAGCCGTTCTGGCCTTTCTGTGGGCCGGTCCACAAGCGCACCTCGTCGCAGCCCTCGACATCGCAGCTTCCCGTAAAATCGCCCGCGCTCTTACCTCCGAATGCTCCGAAGATCAATCCGCGGAATTCAGCCACGCCCGAGGCGTTGTCCGCCTGTTGCTTTGAGGTGAGCGGCAACGGAGCCTGTCCGATCTCCCCGAGGTTTCGGAAAAATTGATTCCTGCTGTCGTTGGAGGATGTAACCAGGACATTGTTGATTCTCGGATTCGTGATGGATCGCACATGGCAATCAGAAACCGGAAAGATTGCGCTGACGGTTCCCTTCTCCGGCTTATTCGTATTGGTCTGGATCTGATAAAGGCGAGTCGGAAGCGCCCTAACCTTGCGCTTCCCAAAGATCAGTTGCAGGACGATGTTGAGCGCCGAGTCATTGCCCTTGGTCGTCGCGAGAGTGTTCGGGCCTTTCGACTGCTCGACCGTCTCCGACCCGAGAACCGCGCTGAAGGCCTGGTATGGCAGCCGCTTTTCATCGCCGCCAATTCGCTGCAAACAAACTGCCCGGCTATTCCTCGGGCATTCGCTATAGGGCAAGCCTGTCGCCGAGTTGATATTGCCGATTGAGCCGCCAGCGCCAAGATTGTATGTGCATCCCGTGCCCAGATCCGCAAAGGTGGCCTGGCATGTGGTCGCGCTCAAAAGCTTACGTGGAATCTTGCCGCGGGGAGAGCGGAACCCAAAGGTCGCCGACGCCTTGATCAGGGTTGCCCGTCGGCCGCCATGCGGATCGAGCAGTCCCCACCACAAATTGAATTGCTGGTCTATCTCAGCGACATAGCAGAGAAGTTCTACTTTTGCCGATGACTGATGGAGTACGTAGAGCTTGGTGATCTCCAGATCATGATCAATGAACTCCCAGGAGATCTTATCGTCATTCGCGTCATGAGTTGTAACGTACGGAATCGCCTCAACGCCTTCCCCTTGTCGGCTGTAGATCCGATATTGGACCGGCTTCCAGGGGAGATTCTGGAAGTTCGGCGCCAGATCGAAGCGGCTGATGGCGTAATAGCGCGTTCCCGTGGGTTGCGGCCAGTGGACGGCAAGGACCTCGGCGTAAGAGATTGAGCGGCCCTCGCGCTGGAGGCGCTTGAGCTCTTCGAGTTTGTTCGGATTGACGCTCGTAACAATTTTTCGCATCAAATCTCCAGCGGGTTATCAACCTGCATTCCATCAAGCTGCAGATCGCCGCTTCGCCATTGCGCGATAACGATTCCGCTCGACCAGAGACGGAAGTTGTTATAACTCAGCTCGAAGTCCGGGTCCGTAAACATCGCCGTGTAGTCCTTCCCATCGGCCGGACACCTGACGATGAAGGGTTTTACCTCCGGCTCGAAGTGCCTATCAATAAAGTCGCGCAGATACTCAAACGTGCTTTGGATCGTCCCGTCGGCCAGCGTGACGGGACACTGCGAGACATCATCAACGAGCGTGTTGAAGACAATCGCCCATTCTTTCGCCCCGCGGATGTCGTCATACACGACCGGGTAACCATAGCCTGCGCGATTCCTGAAAAACTGCACGGGCCAGCGCTTACGGACCTTTAGCCCGTAAGAAGCGACGCCAGTCGTGATCAGTTTTTCGAGATCCGCCATCTTCTACTCCACGATCACCAGGTAAGAACTAAAGGCCTCAATGTAGACATGTTCCCGCTCATCATCGGTCGAGTCGTACTGAAAAATCCGAGAGCCCCACACGATCACATCGGGCGGATCATTGAACGCCGGAATCATTCCGCTCGTCACGAAGCCGCCATCTTTTGTTAGCAGTCGCACTTTTTCCATAATCTATAGCCCTAGTTGCTGCGAAAACTCTCGCTGCTCGCCGGGGCTCGCCGCGAAGCCCTCGCGCACGAGTCGCCCGACCTGCCCGCGCGATTCCTCCGCTCCCTGCATGAACACATAACCCGGCGGCACCGCGCCAAGTCGCTCCAGTTGTCCGATCAGCGCGCCCAGTATCGCGGCCATCTGCTGGCCTCCGGCGCCAGGAGAAATCGCCCGCCTCCGTTCGAGTTGGGCGAAGGCGCGATCCAAATAATCGGTGATAGAGGGGAAGACGTGACCTGACGAGCCGGCTTGGATTACCTCGGCCCCACGCTCCCCGGCTATCACCGTCTGCCCAGCGAGGAATCCACCCCCGAAAGCCCGCCGGACAAATTGATTCGCCGGATTCCCGATTTCGCCGATCTCGCGAATCTGGCGGAGGCGTTTCACGAGCGCCGAATTCTCTTGATTGGTCGCCTCTGCATATTGACCGATCAGATCGCGCGCCTCATCAAGCTGGATCGTGCGCGAGATATTTTTGCCGAATGAGCCGAACGCGCCCTCGCCGATTTGCTTGACCGCCTTGTACAGTTCCCTGCCTGGCGGATCGTCTTTTACCTTCACTTGGTAGGCGTCCTGTGTAGCCTTCGCAAATTTCTTGAACTCGCCGCCGCCAAACACCTTAAATAGCGCGAGGCCTCCCAAGATGCCGCCTGCGACAATCGCCGTGATGGGGTTGCTGAACAGAGCGGGGAGCGCTGCCGCGATGCCCCCGCCAAAGATGCCGGTCGCGCCCAGGGCGCCGGCTCCAAGCGTCCCGCCCAGGCCACCAAGCAACCTTCTCGTTGGCGAGCTCCCACCGAGCAGAGAGCCGAGGAAGCCGCCTCCGGCGAGCAACCCGAAGCCGCCAAGAGAGCCGAGCAGTCCCGGCGCTGCGGCTGCGGCGCTACCAGGGATCGCGTTCCCCGCCGCGTCCAACAGAGGCAGGCTGTTGAGCCGCCCCTGCGCTGCCGTCTTCTCGAATGAATCGAAGATTCCGCTCAAGCCGGGGATCTTCGAGAGGATTCCGCCGAGATTGAAACCTCCTCCCAGGCCGGGTATTCGCGCCCCGCTAGCGCCTGGGATGGATCCGCCCGCGATCGGGGGAGTCGTGAAATTGCCGCCGCCTCCTCCACCGCCCTCTAGCGCGCTCGTAACGCGTCCGATCGCGGCGCTGAGTCCGCCGCCGCCGGTCTGCACGGCGCCACCAGCCGCGCCGCCTGTCTGGCCGGCTGCCTGAGGGTTAAAAATGTTGCGCAACAATTGAATCAACTGAGAGGTGAGGAAGTCGGCCGCCAAGTTCTTTAGTAGATCGCCGAATGAACGCCTCGCGCCGGCGAAGCCATCGGTGAAGCCAGCCCGGATCGCGTCGCGCAGTCCTGATCCCAGATCCTCGAAGAGCCGCCCAGTATCGCTTCCAGGGCCGAGGCCTCGAAGGAAGCGCTGTGTATTGGTGATCTCCTGGCCGAGGGATTTCAAGGCTTCGATCTCGGCCTCTATTTGAGCGACCGCGGCCGATGAAGCGCCCTTTTCGATGATAGCAATCTCGCGCCGAGCCTCAAGCGTAGAGACGAGCTGGTCGCGGTACTTGCGCTCCACGGCGGCGAGCGCCTTGCGTCCCTCGACCTCGTCGAGCGCGCCGGCGGCGACGCGCTGGTCAATAATCGTCCGGTCGCGCTCCAGATTCGCCTGCAGGCGGTCGAATTCCTCGGAGGCGGCCTTGAGATCCTTGAGGCGCGCGCGCGCGCCAAGGATCAGCGGCGATTCTATTGGCGCAACTTCTTCGATGGTCTGCGAGGGATCGAAGGCGGGCAGCGCCGTGATTTTCTTGAACTCCGCGAAATTCTCGCGGAACGCCTTCGTAAGCTCGATAACCTTTAGCTCCTGCTCCGCGATCACCTCGCCGATCCGCTGCTCGATCCGGATCTTCTCAGCGCCCTTGGCCGAGCCGCGCGCGTCTTCGAGCAACTGTTGTTCGATCCGCAGCAGGGAGATCTCGGCGTCTATGTTGTCGGCCGCTATCTTGACCTTCTCGTCGTAAAAGCGCCGCGTGGCGATCAGGCCCTGGTCGTATTGCTCCTTCAGAAGCGCGAGCCGCTCCTCGCGCTCGGCCTTCAGTAAGCGGACGGTTTGCTCAACGGCGGATTTCTCCAACGCAAGTTGAGCTTCACGAATTGCGCGGGCTTCGGATTCGGCGCGCGACTTTCCTCCCCCCGCTTCTCTCGTCGGTTTCGGCGGGACGATCTTCGTTCCGCGCCCCCCAGTGATAACATCGGTCCCGCCTCCAGGTAGATCGAACTCCTGGCCCAAAAATAGAACGACCTGCGCTCTCTGTTTCGCGTCAATCGCGTTCAACCCGCGCGCGATCTCTATACGGTTCTGAGTTTCGCGCACGTTTTTAAAGCCCTGCTGGAACCGATCCTCCAATTGGATCAGATCGCCCTCCAATCTCTGCACATCTTTATCCAACGCCTGGATCTGAATGCCCAGGAATTTAAGGGCCTCGTTCAGCCTGTCTTCAATAACGAAGGCGATCTCTTTGATCGTTCCCAGGAAGGAGACGCCGAATAACTCGCCCACGTCCTGGAGAAATGCGATGATCAAAGACAGGTCCTCAAGCTCCTGCGCGATGTCGATGATAGCGCCCTTCCCATCGAAGCCCAGTTCACTTACCAGGGTCTTGCCTAGAATCGTAATCCGGTCGATCAGCAAGTCCGTGGCGTCGAGCAGCCGCAGCACAGGGATGCGAGCGCTCTCCAGAAAGCGCGAGAGGCTCTCGATCTGCCGCAGCGCGAAATCTATAGCCTGGACGGCGCGCTGGCCCAGCCGGTCGAAGACCTCGGTGAACGTGTCGGCGATTCCTTTGAATCGCGCGCTGATCTCGACCGTCCCGCCCGCCGTCTCGAAGATCGTCGGGAGCGTCGCGTTGAGTTTGTCGCGGAGCGCGCTGAAAAACCCTTCGGTGACTCGCCCGGCGAGCACCGTCCCAGCCTCGCGCAGGTTCGAGGTCGCGGCCTCGAACGTCCTGGCCATTAGCGCGCCGGTCGCCGCGGCGACTTTCAGTTTCTCATTGAGGAAGTCGGCGAGCTTGCCCTGCTCTTTGGCCGCTTCGATTTGTTCTTTTGTGATGCCGAGCGCCTTCGCGACCTGCGTATCCTGGTTGATGTCGCCGCTAAAAATGGCCCGCAGCTCCTGGCCGAGCTGCGCGGCGTTGCCGGTCAGAGGAATGATCAGTTGCGAAAGATCGATGACTGTTTTGCGGATCTGGTCGAGATTGAGTCCCGCGGCGAGCCCGGGACCGACCGCCTGCAGGAACGCCGGCGCGATCTGCTCGAAGGTTAGAGCGGTTTGCAGGGCGTCCACGCGCAGCGCGTCGAGCTGCTTTTGCGCGATGGGGAGCGCGGCGTTTAGCTCGTTGATACCCTCAAGCTTTACTCCTTCGCCCGTTCGCAGTTCCGCCACGCTGGCCGTAATGGAGGCGATCCCGAGTTTGACCTGCTCGAACTGCGCATTGGCTCGGACGCCGACAGCTCCGATCCCGATGAGTATGGGCGTCGCGGCGGCGATGGCTACGGCGAGGGCGGTGAAAGCCGCCGCCATAAAAGCCACCTTGCCGGCGACGAGCGTGAAAACACCAGTCGCGAACTGCGCGCGGTTATTCAGGCTCTCAAGCTTGCCCGCCGCTCCTTCGGCCCCTCCGCCGAAGGAATCAAAAACCGCTCTTACGCGGTCGCCGAGATCGCCCGCGAATGAGGCGCGGATACGCTGACTGATCGAGCTGGCCGCAGTCGAGACGCGCGCGGCCGCTCGATCCGCCACGCTGGAGAGTCCCTCCAGGAAATCGATCAGACTGGCCGATCCCGTCTCCTCGCGGCCGAAGCGCAGCGCGGCCCGCTTGGCTTTGTCGAGCTGCTCGAAGAAGCGCGCCGTCGATTTAGCCTGCTGGGCGAGCTTAGCCGCCTGCTGCGCGTCTTTCTCTCCCTCCTCTTTGCGAGAGGATTCCAGAACGGCCTTATTGGCCGCGCGGATTCGCTCAAGGAGGTTTTGCGCCGTAACAGGGCCTGCCGCCGGCGCCGCAACCGCTCGCCCTTCCGCTGGCGCGCCAAACGCCCCCTTCGCGATCGCGGCCATCCGGGAGAGCGAGGCCGTCGCCTCATCGGCCGCGTTCTTGACAGCCTTCGCTCCAGCGCGCGCAAACTCGAAGCTTCGCGAGACCGCTTTCGCCGCGGCCTCGGCCTCAGTCGTCGTCTGGCCGGCCTCGCCCCGCAGAGTCGTGTAGAACTGCAGGCCCGCCGTGACCGCGTTGACCACGGCCGTCGCGGCGCGCAGCCCCTCAAGCAATCTTGATCCGAACGAGCTCTTACTTGCGAGCGCCTGCTCTTGCTGCGCGGAAACCGTCTGTAGCGCGTCGGCCAGGGTCCGGGCCGCGGCCGCGTTATCGCCCTGCAAAACTTGCAATTGGGCGAGCGCCTGAGCCTGGGCTATCGTGGCGGCTGTGGAGCTGGAGAGACTGTCCCCGAGCGCGGTCCCCGCCTTGGCCGTCTGCGCGAAGTTGGCGGAGGCTTGGCCGCTCGCGCGGCCCAAAGATCCCATCGCCTCAGACTGGGCGCGGACGGCGGAGATCAGCGGCGAGTTGGCGTAATCGTTCTGGAGGTTCGTAAGTTGGGTCTGGACTCGGAGGACCTGGATCTGACTGCCCTGGTATTGACCGAGCGCGCGCTCAAGGGCCTTGATGGCGTCCGCACTCTTCCCTTGCGCCTGCAGGAGCCGGGCGAAGGCCTGCGCGTGGCGGAGCGCGTCGTCAGCCGCCTTCTGCTGGGCGCGGCTAACGCTGGCGACGCCCCGCTCCACATCCTTGAGCGAAGCGGCGGCCTGGCGGTTCGCGCTCTCGACGCCGCGAGCGCTCTTCTCCAGCGCGGAGGTTTGGACGGAGGCCCCGAGCCGGCCGTTGAACTCGTTAATCCTCTGAGTGACCGCGTCGGCTTTTTTCTCGATCGAGTCGAGCGCGGAGTTGACCTTGCGCGCTCCCGCGTCGGCGCGCGACGCGTCTATCTCGAAAGCCAGTGTCGCCAGGTCAACCGTTGGCATCAGCGCCTCTCAGCCTCACGCCGCATCCTCTCCGCGGCGAGCCGCAAATAAATCCCATCGAGCATCTTCAGGAGCCGCAAGCCCCACGGGTCGAGATCGACTCCCGTAAGCCGCGCCCAGGCCTCGATCTCGGTGTACCTGAGCGGCTCCGGAGCGCCGAAGCCGGAAGCGCCGCGCCCCGCATGCAGCTCCCAGAACCAGTCGGCGACGGCCTCTCCGTCGGGCGCCAGGTCATGTTTCGCCCCTTCGGCGAGCGAGGCCTCGACGTGCTCCTCGCGCACTGGCAACCCCTCTTTAAGGCGCCGCGCGATAATGCCGGCGTTTTCCTCGTGGGCTAAGCCGGCATCGCCGAAGCGCCAATCGGCCCACTCTCGGAGTTTTTTTCGATAGCCCTGAGATGGCCGTTGAGAGCGTCCGTGGCCCGCTCTTCGGCGCTGGCGCGCTGGGCGACGAAATTTTCGGGGTCAGTGACGAACTTATTGACCCTGTCGTAGATCATCGGAACGTTCGAGTAGAGCCAGACAGCGTTGTTGTAGGTGCAGGCGAGATCTTTCTCGCCGCAGCGGACCAGGGGCTTCCACTCGCCCTTCTCCTCGTCGAGGCTCTCCCACTCGAGCGTCAGGCGAGCCAGGAGCCGCGTATTCTGCGCGACGGCATGTTCCGCCGAGGGTTGCGAGATCTGGCCGCCTCTCTTCGCGCGTTTATCGACCTGTTCGTAAATGAGCTTTTCGCCGACTTGGCCGTCGGTCGAGGTGAGCTTGATGCGGAAGACGGGATCGCCGGCTGAGTTCTCAAAGCTCAGCCAGGCCCCCTTCGTGAGGTCTTCCTTGGTTCCGAAACTTGATACGTCAAACATAAGAACCGTCAGGTGTCCTTTCTGTAAAATGGCGGCGCCTTATAGAACCGCTGGAATATTCTGAATGTGGTGGTAAAAATATTTCGCCGCGGTAACCGGATCGTATTCGGCGAATGCTGAAAGTTGTTCCGTTATCGTCTGTCCGCTCTCTCCTTTTGGCGCCTGGGTCGGGACGAGGCGCGGGAAGGTGTGGCGGAACTTGTGGCCGGCGTTCTGGTCCACGTTGAGCAGCGCGAGCGCGAAGCGGGTCTCGTTCTGGAACTTGGTCTGAAGCGTCGCATCGACCCAGTAGATGACCAATGACAAGTCGACGTCGAAATCGCCCTCTTCCACAAAACACGCGAACTGCTCGCCGACGCCGAACTTCGCGGCGCGGTTGTTGTTGATATTAAAGTTCAACGACTCCACGCAGCTATTGATCGTCGCGCCATCAATGAGCAGCGATGAGCCGGCCGCGGAGGCCGCCGCCGGTGTGTTGCCGAGCGTGGCCGCGTAGGTCGAGCCGGAGACCTGTCCCAAAGCGTATCTCGTGCCGATCAGGCCGAACTCGACGCCGACCTCGCCGGAGGTCGGAACGGTAAACGCGGCCGTGTTCGCCTCGACGCCCTTGAAGATCTCGAATACGTTGATGTCCCCGCCGAACTGTTCGAGGCTGTAGAACTTGCGAGAGGTTCCGGGCAGAAGGAGTTTCGTAAGCGTCACGACCGTGACAGCAAGCGCAGCCTCTGTAACGACGGTGTTGTTGCCGAAGGTCACGTCGGTGGCGGTGATCGCGGTGATACGCCGGATCGGGATCACCGCGGCGCCGTTCGAATGAGACGCGGCCGTAGTTTCCGCAGCTCCGCGCGTACAGCCGGTAAACGTTGTTCCCGTTTTGCCGGTGTAGGTGATGATTTCGGTATCGACACGGAACGCGCCGGAGGCGTCGAAGGCCGCCGTGGAGGCCACGGTAAACGTCGTCTGTGACGCATCATGCGCGCCGGTCAGCGTAGACTGGTTGTTGGTCGTGCCCGTGATGTAACACACATCGCCGACGTTCAAACGGTCGGCGATCGGGTCGGTCAGAAAGGATCCCGCGGCGCGGGACATCGTCTTTGAGCCGGACGTGAAGGAGAAACTCCCGGCCAGATCAACGACCGCCTCGACGTTCGAGAGCGCCGAGCGCATCCACTGCATGAAGCCGTCCTCGCGCAGTAGCGGCATCGAGAGCCGGGCCTGGTTGGACGCCGTGCCGCCGATCTGCTGTCCCCCCTGGCGGTCGGAGCGAATCAGCGAGCTGCGCTCGAAAGCTTTCTGGACCGACGCGGAACTGCCGCGCCGGATCGGGAGGATCGCATACGGCGGATTCGCCGGCGTCGTCCCGCGTGTGACCTCGATCACGGAGGAGAGTCTGAGTCTTGAAATACTGGCGCCGTCTGGCATGTATCACCTCACTTCGTTAACTGCTTGCTGTGTTCCTCGCAAAGGAGATCCGTCGGGGCGGCCTCTTCGTCCGGTTGCGGGATGTAATAAAACTCCGCGCCGCAGTCGCCAAAAGCGCACTTGGTCCGATACGCCTCCATCATCCGAGCGGCCTCGTCCTTAGCGCGTCCGGACGCCCAGTATTCGCGAACTCCATCAAGCGATGGTGCGGGTCGAAATTGCGGAGCGGCATCTGACGCCTCTTCGACAGGGACGTTTCCGAAAATTTGTTCTGTTCTTCTCGGCATAACCACCTCACTCAAAATTGATTGCCCGCCTCCGTGTAGAACGCGACGGCGGTGCGCACGATTCCAACCAAGTAGCCCGCGCCCGGTAGATCCGGCCCCAGGCTCGACGAGCGGCAGCGCAGATTGTTTCCGTGGAAACGATCGAAGATCTTCGCCGCGTATCCGACGAGCTGGTTGAGCGGCCCCTTGCCACGGTTGCGCGGGACGAAGACCGAGAGCTGGATCAGCGCGGCGTTTTCGTTCAGCGCGCTGATCCCGAACGTCGCCTCCAGCGATGAGCCCCAGATCAGATCCACCTGGAGCCAGGGCGACTCCGGCGGCGGCTTCTCGATCGTCTGGCCGTTGATGTCTCTCAAACCCAACACGTCGGGGAACTGAACCGCCGTGCGCGGGATTCCGCCCGAGACCCACTCGGCCTCGACGCGCTGCTCGATGGCGCTCTGGATCGCCTGCCTCGCTTGCTCGACCGTCAACGCCATCAGGCCCTCCCTCTCGCGGCCCTCTCGGCCGAATCGCGCACGATCAGCGGGAACTCCGCGACCGTCACGCCGACGAAACCGAATGGGGCCTGCTGACTATGCGCCTCGAACTCCAGCGGAAAGATGTAGGGGGTCGAGTTGGCGAGCGTGAACACGTCGCCGAGCTTCATCTGTCTAGCGATTTCCCGGGCCCGAGCCGCGCGCGCGTCGCCCGAGGGGTCGAGGCTGTTCTTATCGTGCTCTTGATCGATCGTATTGATCGCTGCGAGCCAGTTCCCGCGCGCCTCGCCTCTGTCCACCGGCGTGCGGTGGATCACGCGGTCAGCCATCTCGCCGGCGGTGTCTTGAATCACAGCCAGGGAGCGTTGCTCGACCTTTTCCCGGAACTGCTTGATTACCTGTTTGTAATCGCCGTTAGCCATTTTCGAGAACCAACCGATAGAAGAGGACGACCCCTTCAGCCCCTTTCAGCTCCTGCGCCTCGCGAACCGAGTCCCTGAGCGATCCCGACTCGACCACGTCGCCGACGCCGGGGACGAAAAGCAAATTCTTCGCCGGCACAATCACCGCCTTCCGCGCCGCCCGAACGTCAGTCGTCTGGCCGCCCAATGAAGCAAATAGAGCAGCGAGGCGATTGCGCCTGCCGTCATCAAAAAAGCCTTTAACAATTTGCGCATCATTGCTCGGGGTCGCGACCGAGGTCGCCGTGTCGTAACTCGCCGCGACCTTGCGGCGGATCGTGAAGTTCTCGCCGAACCATTCGATTGTCTGCGCGATGCTCGCCTGCGCGATCGCTCCCGTCATGAGAACTCCACCGGCGCTAACCGCTCGGCCATCTCGATACAGTGTTGATAGACCTGGCTTGCTTTCAGGTCGCCGACAGGCCCGGAGGTGTCGACCGACAGTGAGGCTTTAGCCGCTTTCATCATCCAGCCTTCATGCGCCGCTTGGCGCATGTTGTAGATGTTGACGTAGGCCGGCCCGTCCTCTTGCCAACGCAGTTGCGGGTCGCTCGTCCCGTCGCCTACGCCTGAAGCCTTCGACTTGGGCCAGTCCGGCTCCGTTGCGCCGCTCGTCCCGCTCTCGATAGCGCGGTAGCGATGGCCATTGCGAACCGTCGGCTGGATCGTGTCGCCGTGGGCGTAGACCACCGCCGCCTTCCAGGTCGAGGCCCGCTTGGTCTTGTCGAGCAATCCGTCGAGGTCCGCGTCCGAAAGCTGCGGCTCGACAGTGTGCTGCGTAAGGCGCTTGAGTTCTTCCAGCGCCGCTTCCCTGGCCTGTTCGTCGCTCATTGCTTCTTCGTCTTCGGCGGACCTTGGACGGCCTTCGTCTCGGGCGGCCCGTCGATGGCCTTCGCCGCGGGTTTCGCCTTCGGCTTGTCGGCCAGGTTCCTCAGGTTCGTCTGCAGGAACTGCCCGTCGGGGAGCTGGAGGTCTACCGACCAATAGGCCGGATCGCCGTCCCGCTCACCCCGCACGCGGACCACTTTAGCGTTGACCTGTATACTGTCGCCTTGTTTGAGTTCGTCAGGTGCCATATTCATCCGATCAAAAATCGCCGGGCGCTCGGCGTTCGCCTCACATAGAGCGCCCGGCGGAGCCCTCCAGGATAAAGACTGGAGTAAGGAGAGAAACTTAGACTACGACCACCGAGTTGTCTTGCGACGGCGCGGCGTTACGTGGATTAAAGAGCAGGATCTGGGCCGAACAGAGGTCGATTGGCGTCGTGCCGGCCGCGACCGTAGCCGCGCGCAGGTACCGCTCTCGCTTGTTGAGATTGAGATGGATCATATAGACCGAGCCGCTCGTGGCGTTCGGGACGACGTTCCCCAGGGCGCCGGTGGTCGCGCCAGCGACGTCGGCGAAGGCGTCGGAGCCGCCGTTGTCCGAGGACTCCTGAACCTTGAACTCAATGGTCTCATCGCCCGTGGTGCGGTCATGCGCGCCGAGATGGAAGATCATGAGGGCCTCTTCGAAGCCCTGGCAGTCGACGCCCAGGCCCTGGGCCGATGCGGTGCGGGATTCGGGATCGAGCGAAGGTTTGACCAGCACATGTTGATGTGGACTGTGAATGTTCATTGCGAATGCTCCTTGCGATTGATTGAATGGGCGCCGGGATTCGCCCGGGGCCGGATTTCAACTCTCAACTCTCAGCCCGCCTTAGGTGCTGATCTTTTGAATTTTGAGCTTCCAGGGCTCCGCCACTTGGCCGCCGAAGCGCAGCCGCCCCAGCAGAACAATCTGGTTCGTCTCGGCGTAGAGTTCGCGCAGGACCTGGACGGAAAAGCCGACCCGATTGACCAGGTAGTAGCCCATCAGGTCGCCGAAAATAATCGGGAACGAATTCGCCGCGATGTCGGGCATAAAGCCCGAGTAGGCGTATGAGTAGCCGATCAGCTCCTTTGGCCGCCCGCCAGCGATCCCGCTGTCCTGGTCGCCATAGCCGAAGAGGTAGCGGTTCGTGGTGTCCTTGAGCTTCGCGATCGCCTTCGCGGTATTCGTCTTGTTGAAGACGAATACCGCGTTCTCGTCGTATTGCTCCGGGAGCGCATAGACCAGGTCGAAGATCCCGTCCGGCGTAACAGCCGCGGCGGAGCCGCTCACGACGATCGCAGGCTGGTCGGTCCCGCCCGGATTGAGCAGGATCCCCGCCGGGCCGCCGATGCCCGACCCGTTGAGGATCTCATTGTCGTAGAGCAGGTCCACCGTCTCCGAGAACTTGCCCGTCGACCAGCCGACGATCGGGAAGGCCGAGTCCTCGATCATATCGTTCGTGAGTGGCATGGACATCATGAACGTATGGACCGGGATCCGGATCATCCCGAAGATGGGCTCAGTGACGCGGTGGACGGTCGAGGATGACGGAATTTCACCCGTCTTCGTCACGCGGATGCCGGTCGTGTAGATGTCGTCGGCCGCGTAGTTGACCTTCGGCATCGCCAAGGCGTCGCGGCTGGTTTGCAGCCTGGTCACCATACCGGCGACGCGGGTCGGCGTCGGCTGCTTCTGGACCAGGACGTTGAGCATGTCCTCCGGAACCAGGAAGCCGCCCTGCGAATCCACGCCCTCCTGCAAGGTCTTAAGGTCGCCGATCGCCAGCCCCTCTTTCCCCTTGCGGATGTAATTGCGGAAGGCGTCACGGTAGGTCTTCGAGGAGATCGCCGCCTGCATCTTCGCGTCGAGGCCGAGTTCGCCCTCCTCGTAAGCGACGGAGAGCTGGCGGAGCTGCGCCTGCTTGAGGTCGTGCATGGTGCGAATGTAAGTCGCGCCCGCCGGGATCGATCCCTCGACGAGGGCCTGGCCCGCCTTCTGCCCGCGTTCGGCGACGCCCTTCTCCAGCTGTCCGGGCGCAAGCGGGGCCGGGTACTGAGGCTCGGCGAGCTTGTCGAGGGCGGCCTTGTTTTCGAGCTCAATCTGCTCGAGCTCCGTAGCGGAGGCGAAGTCGGAGTTGAGCGTCTTCAGTTCCTCCTGGATGGCCCTGACCTGTGTCTGGTCCTCGGCGGGCAGAGCCTTGAGCTGGCCCTGCTCGTCCCGGTTCTTCTTAAAAAGCTCTTCGATCGCGTCGCGTTTCTGCTTCATATTCGCCGCGATCTGTTGTGATCGTTTCATCGGTACACTCCTAACGCGCTCAGTTGAGCGTCGAGATAGAAAAATTCCGCGAAGAGTCGCTGTGACTCCTCCGCGTCCTTGCCCTTCGCCTCCGGATCGGTCGCGTCATAGAGTTCCAGCAGCCGAACCGCACAAGCCGAAAGATCGTCGGCCGTCTGTTTGATTGTGGCGCGGTTGGCTGATGAAAGGACTCGCCCTTCCTTGACCCGCAGGTGATGGACATTCTCGATGCGTGTTTGCCACTCTTTCACGGCGGTAAGCGCCTTTTCGGAGTGTCTTGCGAGGGTTAGCCCTGCACGCAGGGCTACGGTGAAGTCTTGAGGGTTGAGCGAGAGAGCCTGGACGGTCTTAATGGCCATCTCAGGCGATTCTTCCGCCTTCCCGCTCATAATGGCGTCGACGACTTTGAGGATCAGGGCCGTGAGCTCGCCGAGCGCGCCGGCGGTCGCGGCCATCCTCTCGGAGTGACTCTTATCGTCGTCGTAGAGCTGGTCGATGAGGACCCAGTAAAACGCGTCCATCGCTCGGTAGCACGCGCCGAGCGTCATCGAGGCCTCGATGTAATCGCCGAGGTATTGGCCCTTCGCCTCGGCCTGATCGAGGCCTTTGACCGACAGTAGCGCCGTCTCCGGATTCATCCCGACGAGGACCGGGGACCACTCGAACCACTCACCCTCGATCAAGTCTTTCGTCTTGGCCTCCGCGTTCCACTTGTCCTTCTCGATCAAATAGCCGATCGAGAACTCGTCAATGGTCCCGAACTTGAGGTCGCTATAAGCCTCCCGGCCGCGCTGGGTCTCCAAGTTGAACTGGCCCTTGATGTAATAGCCGCCGTACTGGCGCAGTCCTTCGGGGAGCCGGCCGTCGCCGGCGGCCCACTCCTCCGCGACGAGCGTCTTCGCGATCGGCATGCTCCAGTCGTGACACCAGACGCCGCGCGGGAGTTTCTTCTGCAGGCTCTTTGCGAAGAAGCCCGGCATCACGCGTTCGCCGCCGCGGTCCTTGTTGCCGGTCACGCTGACGATGGCTTCGATGGTGCCTTTCTCGTCGTCCATCGCCAGCGTGGCGGCGGGGAAGGCTTTTCGGATGATGTTGGCCATAAAATTCAAAAAGCGCCGCGCTGAGGATTATCAAAATCCTCAGCGCGGCGCTCATCTCGCGGAATGCCCTGTTTATGGGCTGCCAAATTGTTGCGTCCGAACTATACAACAGCCGGCGAAATCTTTGCGACTATATTTTGCGGTCGCGCGCGCGGCGGGTACCAGATCGTGACCTTTCCGCATTTCTGACACGTCAACGGCACGCGTGAATGGATCACCACGGCCGCGATCGCCAAGCGGATTCCGTCCGTCAGGCCGAGCTCGGCCCGACAGTTGCGGCAGCGGAATTTGGCGCAAGCCTCGGTCACTTAGCCCAGTCCCTCCATCGACGCCTTCCCGTTCACGAGCGGCGGCCTCTCGTCCCCTGCCGACCCAGGCTCCGGCTGCGACAGCAGTTTGACCTGGCTGTAATACAGCGCGCCGCGCCCGGTCGCGTCGGGCGGGTAGCCGATCGCCTCACGGGCCTCATCGAGCGTGAGCTCATCGCCCGTCCAGGCCAGATTGACGCGCTTCCAGGCCTGATTGCGGTCCTCCTGAAGGACGCGCACTTCTGCATTATCAAAGCGAATCCGCCGCTTGGACCGCTCCCCCTCAAACTCCGGGAGGAGTTGGACGTTGAGGTCCCCTGAGATCAGCCGCTGCGTCGGAATCAGGAAACCCTCATAGGCCTGCTCGCGGAGCTCCCGCATCGTCGCCCCGACCTTCGTCTGCTCCATGCCCGACGAGAATCCGAGCACGGCCGCCGGGATCCCCGTCACTGCGGCCCAGCGGGCCTCCGAGATTTTGCGCTGGTCGAGCCAGAGGAGCTTTTGCGGGTCGAGGCTCAAAGTGGAGACCTCGATCTGCCCCGAGAGCACCATTGGGGAGCCGCGGCCGTCGCCCTGGAATTTTCGTTGGTAATCCCCCTTGATTAGCTCCCGGTCCTCCTTGGAGATCGTCATTCGCTCGCCCTTCGGCGAGATGATTACGCCGGGGATCCCGAAGTTGCGCAGGATTTGCGCCGCAAAATTTGCGGCCTCATGATCGCTGTACAGCTCGCGCATCACCGGCGCCGCCGGCGACATCCCGAGGCGCGGGTTGTTCGGGTCGAGTCCCCACCGAAAATGGATAAGGTCCTCGCGCTCGAGCCTGTAATCCAGTCCGTCCACGCAATAGAGATAATGCGAGATGAAGGGGACGCCCGTCACCGGCCATTGCGGCGCCACCATCCAGTGCGGCAGATACCAGAGCTCTACGACCTGGCCCGTCAGGTCCCGAACTTTGAGGAAATACACATTCCCGGCGATGAACCAGCTCACCCCGAAGGCCTTCCAAAGCAGCTCGCCCGAGTAATAGGAGTTCGGCGCGGCCCAGAGTTGCGGCAGGGGATGGTCTTCGATGATCTGGGCCTTCTTACCCCTCCCGCCGTCGGTGATCTGGAGCGGCGCCTCGGGGAGCGTAGTCCCGAGCCAGTTCGCGGCCGCCATAACGAGCGAGGAGAGCGACAGATCGCCGAGCTCCGCCTGATAGTCGATGCGCGAGCCGGTGAAGAAGCGCAGCAGCCTCTCGAGCTGGCCGATGTTGTAATCGTTCCAGAAGCCCTGGCCGCCGACGCCGCTGAAGGGCGGCTCGCCGCTGAAGGCTTGGTACGCTGCTTTTATTCGCCCGAATATACTCATTTGGGTTCGATCAAAACCTTCACGGAGGTTTCGGTCTCGTCGGTCAGCCGTAATCGGTATTTGGTCTTATCCAGGGTGAAGCCTTTGATATTGTCCACGCACTCCAGAAGTCCGCATAGCTCAATGCGGATGTCTCCGGCCTCGATCCTGGCGTTTAGGTGATCGATTAACGCCTCAGTGTCCACATTCACTTCTAAGTTGGCCATAAGCTCCTCGGTCATAAAACCTCGCACAAATTCCATACTACAGAACCTTGATTGACCGCTTCTCGACCAACTTGTTAAACGCGCCGCTTGACGCGTCCACCTGGTCGTCGTATTTTCCGGTCGGGAAGCCCGTCATCTCAGCCAGGTATCTCTTGATCCAATCACCCTTGACCAGTTTAACGTTCCCCGCCTGGCACTGCGCCTTGAGAGGCTCCGCGCGCCCCAGCTTGTCCCGGTGGACTGGGTCGGCGTAAACGAGAAAACCTGCGAGCTGCCGGACGATCTCGTCCGTGCTCTCCTTCGCCAGGCCCGGCGGTTGCTCGATGTAGATCGTGACCTCGCCGTACTCTTGCTCGTCGAGCTCGGCGGTCTGCTTGATCTTCTGGTTGCGAGGATGAGTCATCCACTGGCCACGCTCGACGTCCTCGACGTAGAAGATCCCGCGGGCGTCGCGGGCCATCAAAAGCCCGACCGTCCAGTCGCCCTTGTTCTCGTCGGCGCCCGCCGTATCCCAATAGCGCACTCGCTCCGCGTCGGCCGGCGCGGCGGGCACGATCCCGAACCATTCGCTTTTAAAGAACAGGCCCGCCTTCGGCCGCGGCCGCTGCTGGAAGAGCGCGGCGAAGAAGAAGTCGCCGATCCGCTCCGCGATCTTCCGGAGCTTATCGAGCGGCCTGCGCTCCGGGCAGAGCGCCTCGCCAGGTTTCCGCCAGTCGGGCTCGACCGTGCATGTCACCGGGAACTCCGGTCGCTCTTCCTCTTTCTCTGCGATCGCCGGCAGGTTGACGATATGCCAGCGTTCCGGGTCGTCGCCCTGGGCTTCTTCAGAGAGCAAATACCCCGCGAGGTCTTCTTCATGCCAGCGGGTCTGGATGACGATCATCGCGCCATGTGGGTCTTCGTCGGCCCAGGGTTCCTCGCGCGTGTAGAAGGTCGAGCCGTACCAATCCTTCTGCTTACTCCGGATCGTGTCACTGGCGGCCTCCTCCGCGTTCTTGATGGGATCATCAATGATTCCGAGATGCCAGCCCTTGCCGGTGATCGGGCCGCCGACGCCGGCCGCCCACAAACCACCTCCCCGACCCGTCTCCCAGTGTTTGACGGCGGTCGTATTGCTTTGTAATTCACCGCTCACGCGCTGGTAATTGTCCCGCGCGTTACGAGACAGCGTGAAGGCCAACTCCGCGCCGTAGCTGCAGAGCCCTACCCACCGATCCGGATAGCGGTGCAGAAAGTAAGCCGCGAAGAGCCGGCAGACGGTCTCGCTTTTCGAGTGGCGCGGCGGCAGAAAGATCATCAGGCGCTTAATCTTCCCGTCGGCGACTCGCTCAAGAACATCGGCTAGCGTTTCACAATGGCGATACCACTTGTAGCGCGAATTCACGCGTGAGACGAATTCACGAAATGTCAAAGATCTCGCCCCCTGCCGGAGGCCTTTAACCGCCGCCTCGCCCGGGCTCCAATCGGAGAGCGCCCCAGCGCCGTTCGACCGCTTCCAGAAGCTGGGAACTTTGAGCGCCGTCAAGCTTCACTTCCCGCACGGCCGCGACCAGCTCGACGCCCATCTGCTCGACAACCCGGTTGAGCGTCGCGACGCTGATCGACTGCTCGGCGCGGAACTTGTGTATCCGCTCGACCATCTTGCCGACCCGGTCGACGAGCGCCGAGACCGCGCTGAAGTCGGACAGCTCGCGGGGCTTCTTTTCCTTGTCCTCGGCGCCAGCGGAGAAGGATTCATGCCAGGCGAGCAAAGCCCCATCGGGTCCGTAGATCGAATACCAGCGCTCGACCAAATCTTCGAGGAAGGCTCGCAATAGCGCGACCTCCGGCTCCAGATTGAGCGGGTCGGGGTCTTTCGCGAATCTCGCAATCTTCTCCCGAAGCTCCTCGGACTGGATCGACGAATAGCGCCCATGCTTTGAAGGAGTCGCGCCGCCATGCAGATAGCATTTGCCCTGGCCGGGATGGTCGGTCCGCCAGCCGGCCGCCTTGGAGCAGGCGCCTTTTCCGCTCTTGAGCCGCGCGCCACATTTAGCATGGGGTATCTTCGGTTTTCCTTTAGCATGAGGTTTCGCCACATCATCGCTTCCCCGAATCCGTCATAAGCTGAACGAGCGCCATCAAGATTCGCGCCGACTCTCCGCCCTCAAAGACCTCCACAGTCATGCCATGCGCGATAAATCTAGCCGCCGGCTTCGGCTCGCTCGCGGGCAGAGATAGCTGAACGGAATTCCCGCAGCGCGTGCAGTAGGTCCGGATCGAACCGGAAGGGGCGGGGAGTTTTATATCGGTCGGTCGGACGCTGTTCGGTCGGACGCTGTAACGCTCGGCCTGTTCTATCGCTCTCTGGCGCGCCGGATCAGCGCCAGGATCGGAGCGATCGCCCTCCTCGGTGGCTTGCTGGCGCATGTAGCTCGCGCGCTCCTCGAATCCTTGCCGCGCCTCATCGCGCTGCCGTCGCACCGGATCATCCGGAGGCAGCGTATCAATCGGAATGATTTCGTTTTTCCATTCAGGCATCAATCGCAGTTTTTGAGCGGCCCGATAGCCAGATCGATAAAACCATCGCCAGGCAACGGCAGCGCGCGGACCGGAACATTGCATGTCTGGCCAAGCGCTGGGAGCCGCAGCCGACCCAGATCGATCGTAAACACCTGACCGTCATTCACTCCGATCAGGTAATTGATTCCCCTGACCGTGAAAATATCGAAGTCGGCCGACGGCGCGAGCTTGAAGGGCCTGCCGTTGAAGGTCGGGGCACCGATGGTCTGGAGCTGGCCGCCACCTGTCGCGGAGCTGCCATTGGCGAGCGGCGGCGCGATGGTGACCAGGGTATGGAGACCGTAGTCGAGGCCGTAGAAGATCGTCGTCGTCGCGCCGGCGATATTATTGGTGTACGCGCCGCCGACCAGGTTGGGATTAGCTCCCTCATTGACGTCGCCCCGAGCGTAGACGATCTGGGTTTGCGCCACGGTCTGGCCTAAATCGGCGCCGACGAGCGCCAGGTTCTGGTCGTTCGCGCCGATCAATCGGAGCGCGTTCGCAACCGGGTTGAAATCCATCAGCGACCTGAAGTCGCCGCCGAAGGGAACGGTCAGCGAACCGAACGGCGCGGCGTTCCCCAAAGTGTCAATCGTGTAGAGATTGCCTTCGTCGTCGAGGCCGTAGAGCTGACCGTCGGCCGGTCGGAAATCAATTCCGATCAACTGGCCCGCGATGCCCTTGACCGTGATCTCGCGCCGGAATCCGAATCTGCATGCGCGCTGAATCCAGAGGCTGTTCTCCGAATCGAGAAAAACCACATCCGCGCGCGGCCAGATAATCCCGGACAGCGAGGCTCCGGCCTGCGGGATCGCTCCTCCATAGATTTTCGGAGATTGAGAATTAGCCGACGCGAGCAAAGCCTGCGCAAGAAAGAGCGAGAAGGCGACGAGTTTGAAAAGTTTCGATTTCATATTTAAGGCATCCGATTCTGGCCGTCCGGCGACGACCCCCATCGAAATCGCTTTACATTTCAAAAGCGACTCCGGGCGGCCAGAATATCAATTATCCGTATGGCCGTTGATCAGACCCGCGAGTCTGAGCGCCAGCGTTGCCGCCGTTGCGGTCTCGAAGAGTCGAGTCAGGATACGGCTCGTGATTACGACCGCGCTCAGAGGGCTACAGGTGGGCATACCGCCCATCGTGAGGCTTATAACCCCAGCCTCGATCCCTACAGCCAAACAAAGCATGGCGAAGAAGAGAAACACTCGGCGATCTCTCCGGTTGACCTGCCGACGGGCGGTCCGAAGCAGAAGGGCGGCGGAAAGCAATCCGGTCAACGATGTGGCCGTCGTGCTATAGAGCAAAAAGTTATAGAGCAATAACAGTGGTCTCACCGGCGTCTCACCTCATCGCGAAGGGCGTGCAGGGCCTGGACAATCTCCTTCGTAGTCTCTTCATGCGTCTCGCCTAACTGTTTCAGCGCGGCGAGAAACTTCTCGCTGTCCGCGTCCTGCCGCTCAATCCTCTTGACCAGAAACGGCCACATGGATTTCTGCCAGAACCAGGCGATGGCGATCAACGCCAGGATCGGAAACGCTACCTTGCCTGCCACCTCGAACCATTCCTTGAAATCCATTGACTCGTTTGGCGTCAGGAACGTTATGGATCGCCCGCGCGCCGATCCGCTCCTGATGCGCGATACTAAACACCTGAACCGCCGCGCGGGCGAACTCATTGGACGGGGCCGAGGACCTCCTCGGCGACCGCGATTCCGTCCTTCACGATCTTGATCGCTTTACGTATGTCAGCCGCGCGCTTAGCGCTTAATTTCGCGCCGGCGACGGCCCGCAAAATTTGCGAAAGCGCGACCGCGATCGTGACGGGCGAGAAAAGCTTCGTGATGTCGATCGCTTTCCGCTCGACAGCTTTTGTGATTCTGATCTCGCTCATTTGATCACTAGGCGAACGCCGGCGATCTGCTGCTCGCTGTCAAGGTTCGCGATCTTGATCTTGCTGTAGCGGTAGAAGCCGCGGAACGCCCAGTTGTCGCTATCGAGCAGCGCTACGCTTCCATCGGCCTCGACGGCGTCCTGGTTGCCGTAGCGACCGAAGACATCGAGGCCGGCGAGCGCTGGAATCCGCACGCCGAGTTGGCCGAAGCCGAACGCCTCATTGCCGGTCTTCCCTCCCCCGCCGCCGACGCTCAAGTTTAGCGGGCCGATCTCGTAAAACTGAAAGGTCCCGAAGTAACGTGTCCGGACGCGGGTCTTCGCGCCGCCCGGGTCATCGTGGTCGCCGAATGCCTCAGCGCCCAGGTACAGGCGCCTGAACAGGTTTACGCCGCCTGCGATCCCGAGGCCTATGTTGTCCGGGGTCTGGCCGCGGTTGTTCGTGACCGTGAAGGCCGAGATTTCGATGTGGGCGTTAACCGGCTTGTCCTGAGCTTGCGCCGTGGCGTGTAGAAAAAGCGCTAATAAAATGAGTGGAATTTTTCGCATAGTTTTAAAAAGCGGCTGGCGATTCGATGAATCGCCAGCCCTCAACCCTTCTCACTAGTAACTCGTTACGATTCGGCTTCGACGAGAACGACGTCAAGGTAATAACTCCGGCCCGGCTCGAAGAAACCATCGAGCGCCGAGTTATTGATCATCATTTCCATTGAGCCCGACGGCGTCGCCGTAGAGAACTTTTGATCCTCCGGGATCTTGTCGTCGTATTGCGTCTGCAACTTGACGGTCTCGCCCGGCCAGGAATGCCGCGTGACACCGGTGCATGTGAATTTGCATCTAGCCTTGCGCATGGATTCTCCTATTGAAATCGGACGATAAAAGAGTTCGAGTTCACATAGCCTTCCTCGCCGTTCTCGGCGCGGAGATAGACCCGGATGAACGCGTTGATCGGCGCCGTCGATAACTCAGAGAACCGTGTGGAGTCCCTGGGTTAGGCCGCTCGGGACGAGGAAGTTGATCTGTCGCGGCGAGACGAAGAAGAGGCCGGTGAATGACCGGTCGACTAGCAACCGAACCCTCGCCAGCGTGTCGGGCAGCGGCAGCGCGCGCGCCTCCTCGGTCACGGTCGTGAAACCCTCGCCTCCGAAGGCGACCGCGATGGATCCTGGGGCGATGCCATGCCTGAAGTTCGCGGCATTAGTCACAACGACGCTCTGCGCCGCGGCGGACGAAGAGAGTCCGAGGGTGGTCAATAGGAGGATCGAGAGGGACAGGTTGCGAACCTGGGACCCGATGACGGGGTCAGGCTTCGCGGTCGGCGCGGGCTTGTTGACTGGATCCGTCGAGAGCAGTTTATAGATCGCCATCCCGATCGTGATCAGGGTCGGGATCAGCTTGTCATTGCGCTGGATGATGAACTGACCGCCGTGGTCAGTGATCAGCCAGGCGATCGAGCCGAAGCCGATCCCCTCAAGACTCGTGCGCCAGTGAAGAACGATTCGTTTGATTATTGCGCCGATTGAGAGCATAAATAATACGCTGGAAAAACCGCGCGGCCTTCCTTGAGGTTTAAAGCAACCAACTTCCAGCCGGAAAACAAAAAAGCGCCAGCCCCCGAACCTCTCTCGGTTGGGTCTGGCGCTCGTGGCGCGCAAAATTTCTTTCAGCTTAAGTCCTGGGCGAGCTAGTCGCGCTGCGGACGTTCACCCGAATTTTCGGCGGGAGTATGCCCAGGAGTGAGGGCGGCGTCAATAATTATTTTCGGAGGGCGAAAATTAAGAGAAAAAGCTTGCAATCCTACCGTGGCAGGATTATAGTATTACCAAGCTGAAACGCGAGGCGAAACGGCTGGAACCCGCTACGCCTCGCCACCACAAACAATCTATCTAGGAGATTGATCATGGACGTCAACAATATTACTCAACTTGTTAGCCTCAGGCGAGGCGACTTTGGCCAACTGCTCAGCTATCCCGAGTGGGTCAAAACACTGATCGCCGAATTGGACGGCCAAGCCTGGACGACAGGCATCGCTTCTGACAAGAAACAGCGCGGCTCGTCCATTAACGTGGATGTCTACGCGTTCGACAACGCGCAGAGCTTGGCTATAGTTCAGGTTCGCGAGTGCGTTTTCCACCCGCGCCGCTGGAATCGCGTCCGAAAAGATTATTACCTCATCGGGCGCAATGAGAATGGTAATGCGTTCGCGCATCCAGTTGACAGCGTGGCGAGGAGCAAATCGGCGCTGGCCACCCCTGAAGGCGGTGTGAGGTTCGCCCTTATGCGGATTTGGGACTGCACCGAAAGCCAACTCTCACGAATCGTGCGCAACGGTGACGTAGCCCTGATTCCTCTAGGCGCGCGGGATGAAAAGCGCGTCTCGGGCCAATGGGAGCAATGGGAAGGCAATCAGGTACTGGTCGCCGACTCCCACTTGGTTGAGGCGCCTGAATTTTATACCTGCGGCGCCGAACTCTACGCCCGCGGTCGCGTCACGATCCGGCATATCAAAGGCCAGCATCCGACCGTCACCGGTGAGGGACTCTGGCGCATCCAGCACGGCCTGCGGGCCGACACCTGGAGCTTCACAACCCCGACCGCCGACTGAATGAGGAGGAATCATGAGACAGTCCTACAAGATCGTCGGTTACGTCGGAAAGTCGGGCAAGCTCGGCGCTTATAAAAAAGTCGCCGAAGTCCCCGACAAATTCAACCCGGGCAAGCGGCGAGCAAAGCTGAAGAGCTTCGACGACACACTGGAGTTTTGGGTGGACGCGTCCAAACTCACCAATCCGCCGCCGCAATCGGAGGCGTCACGGGCGTGCGCCGAAAAAAAGATCTGCTGGGAATGCGGCTGTGAATTCACCTATCGCGAATCCAAGGAGCGCGATGGGGATTGGTCGGATTCTTACTGCGGTTGCTAGATAGCTCGCGGGGACGCCATCTTCGCGTCCCCGCCTAACGGAGGAATATTATGGAATGGATTATCAAGCAAGGCCCAAGCGTCTATACCCATGCGCAAGTTTGGGGCGCCGACGCCCCGATGATTTTTCTCGACAAGCAAGAGGCGCAGGCGCTCGCGGCGAAAGCCCGCGCTGGTGGCCACAAATCAACCACCGTCATCGAAAACGAAAATCCCTATTTAGCCTGGCAACTCAGCGGGTTTCGTAAAGCGATTGCGTCGGTGAAGGATTACGCCTGCGAGATTACGCAAGAGGGCGTCCTGTGCTGCGCCTCAGTCAACGGCGGCCCGGAATTGCAGTTTGTGTTCGACGATCCCCAGATCTGGCGGTTGGATGTTGGGAGTGGAGAACAACGGACGCTCAACCGAACGGAGATCCTCTATCAGTTCGAGCAAGACACGCCGATCGCCCGATGGCTTGAATTGCTTTGGGGGTATCACCCCCTCAAGCGAGGCGCGCTATAAATCGTATGAACCAGGGCGCGCGATCGCGCCCCGTCTTTCAAAGGAATAATAAAAAATGCCAATCGAAAAGCTATCAATTACTATGCAGGATTCAGTTCTCGCGGCCGTAGATGCGCGCGGGGACCGGGGCGAGGCCAACAGGTCGGGCGTAATCTCACGCGACCTGAATCGCTACTACACCGCGCTCACTTACTCTCGCGCTAAGCTCCGCGATCTGCTGAGCGAGAGCGAGCTTTCGCTGATCCTGGACGTAACGAATAGAACTTGGTTCAGCGAGCCGTTCACGATTCAGGCGTTATGGGCCGAAGTTTCGGACGGAATCAGCCTGGAAGGGATGGATAAAAAATGGAAGGTTGATGGCAAGTCCCTGGTCGAGAAAGTCAAAAATCTCGATTTCATCACACTACTCGCCCTCGCAGACGCTTGCGAGCGATGGTGGAATCGTGTCTCGCGCGGCGAGCAACCGGACTTTAAGGAAGCGCTGGAGGGGTAATGACCTTTCAAGAGTTCCTCCAAAAAATCGAGCCCTTGCAGGCCTGGCGCGAATGCTACCCGCGAATCTACCGCGATATGGAGCGCTACGGCTCCCCGAAGGTCGCCGCCGCAGCCGCCGTCGCCGCGATCGAATGGGTCTCGGACGACTACCGGAACGCGCCGGCGACGGCGCGGAACATCTATACGGCCGTCTGCAAGGCCCGGGAGTTCGATTTTCCGACCCTGTTCATCGCCCCAGACCTGCTCGCGGCGGTGTCGGAGACGGAGCCTCCGGGCGACCTGCTCTGGCAGGAGATCAAGCTGCCGTTCGAGGCGGGCGCCTTGTGCCTGCCTCGCGGCGCCCTGCGCCATCCGACCGACGGGGCATGCGAGATCCTGGGCTGGGCGCGAATCCCGGCCGAGGAGGTACTGCAATTCGCGCCGGGACGTCCGAAGGTCAAATTGTCGGAGGATATTTTTACCGTATGGACGGGTCTCGCGGAAAAGGAGAACTTTCCCCTGCTCGACACGGTGCTGAACGCAAAGACCTCCCCCCAGTTGGGGGACCGCTCCGCGCCCGGCGTCTCGACCGGGCAGAACCGGGCAGGTAGTTATGAATTCCCCTTGGCCGAGAACGAGAATGAATTTTTGCAACAGCTCAGGGGAATCGTCTTTGGCGCGCTGCTGGCGATTGAGGCGCGGCCGACGCTGCTCTCCCACGGTCGCAGGGTCGGATCCCACAAAAAATCTCATCGCGAGATTTGGGAGCCGAACATAATCGGGAGAGATTATCGAATCGTGAGGGAGTGCGGAGGAGATGCTGGCACACACGCGAGCCCACGACTGCATTGGAGAAGAGGCCATTACAGAAATCAGCCATATGGCGCGGGACGGAGTCAGATCAGGCGAATCTGGATCGAGCCAGCGCTGATTGGAGAATGAAGGGATAATACGGAGAAAATCATATGGGCAGACCACCTAAATACGCCACCGAAGAGGAGCGTCGCGAAGCGCAACGCCTCCAAAAGCGCCGCTCCGCGCAAATTCTCCGCCGCCAGCGCGCCGGCCTCGACCCGGAAGCGCCGCCAAACGCCACTCATAGCGGCGAGCTGGCGCCTACGGCGAAACTCACCAGCGCCCAAGTCGCAAAAATCCGCAAGCTGCGCGCCGACCAAGGATGGACGCTCAGCAGCCTAGCGCGACAATTTGGCATGTCGGAGCACGCGATCTCCGATATTTGTAATGGGCGCACGTGGAAAGACTGAGATCTCGCGGGATCATTCCCCCGCGATTCGAGGATTCTCCGGCGCAATAGGCGGGAGCGGGAGTTCGGCCTCGATGGTGAGCTTCCCGCAGGCGATTTTGACCGCCCGCAGGCTCTTGCACTTTCGGCAGTTGGGTAGGAGCGTCCCCTGGACATCCACGCCGACCCGGTCGATCAGGCCTCCGCACAAGGGGCAATAGAGAGCGACGATCGGGACCGGAGACACGGGTATTGATTGAGGAGCGTCCACCTTAAATACCTTTCGAGAAAAATGATGACTACGGCAATTCTTCCTGCCGGATCTCTTCGTCCGCTTCGTCCGACCCAAGGGCCGCGCATGCCTCGACGCGTCCGACAAGCAGCGTCATGCGCAGCCGCTCGGTGATCTCGCCCATCGCATGGCCGAGGCCATACGCGAAATGGAAGGTAAAGCCGACGAGCAGGAAGAGCGCGAGGCCTCCGACGATGAAGACGAACAAATAATCGAAATAGTCCATTACGCGGCCTCCTTCTCTTTCTTGGCTTTCGGCGCCTAGATCAAATACGCCGGCGGCCGCCTGATCGCGCCGGTGATCTCCTCGGGGGTTATATACTTCGACCTCATCGACCCGCTCGCCAGGTCGAAATAAGTTGCGAATTTTCGCAACTTCCCGCCGAGGAGCCCCAGTAGGTAATCCGTCGCGATGGCGGCGACCGTCTGGTTCACGGCCAGGCTCTGGGCGTTGAGTACCTGCATCTCGGCGCAGGACACCTTCGAGTCTTCCAACTCCTCCGGCTTCGCGACCAGCAGATCCGGCGCGACCAGCGAGGGCGCGGGGAGCGCTTTGCAAATTTTGCAAGACGGCGTAAACGAGCCGGCGAGATCCTTCGGCTGAATGGTCGAGCCGACTATCACCTGGCCGGAGGATTCTTCGTTGCCGCAGTCGAGCCACCAGGCCGGCAGCAGGTCGAACCTTTGCGTTTTGACCACGCTCGCCATCTCGCCGCGCGCCGCGGCGTTATCCACACAACCGATCAGGATCGTGAGGGTTCCGGCCTGCGGCCAATCGAACGACGCGGCCCGGAATTTTCGCGGAACCGCCGCGATCTCCACGCCCCACGCCGCGGAGAAGCGCGCGGCCAACGCGACGGCCTTGTTACGGCCAAGTTCGGCGTCGCAGAAATTTTGCCGGGGGATATTCTTGGGCTCGACGTGGTCGTGATCGTAAAACAGTAACTCAACAGGCCTGCCCTGCTCGCGCTGGAGCCTGGCGATCCGCGCGACCGACGGCGCGAGCCAGCTCCCGGTCCCGCCGCAGCCGACGAGGATCAGGCGCAGGCGGTCGTAGGCGGGCAGCAACAGTTGCGCGGCCCGGGCGTAGGAGAGGTCAATGGGTTTCGGCATTCTCCTGCTCCTTAAGCAAGTTCCGGCAATCCTCGCAATAGAGATGGCCGTTCATGAACCGCACCAGGTCCTTGCGCGTGAACTTCCAGCAGCCAGCGCAGAACTCGATCCAGTCCTCGTCAAAGCCGAACCCCAGCGCCTCAAGCATTTGATTCGGTGACAGGCCGAAATGCTTGAACGCGTAGTGGAGCGCGATCCCACGCGGGTCGACGTGGATGTAATGATTCCTGGAACCGTCGGCCTGCCGCTCAGGCTCCATCTCCGCGACGAGTCGGTTCGCTTCGACCAGGTCGGCCAGCTCAATGTCTGGCAGAGGCTGGTAGCGGTCATGCAATGTGAGCGAGAGTGAGGTCTCGACGCATTTAGCCGTGATCTCTTTCGCCAGTTCGATGTCCATAAGTCAGGCCTCCTTACTCTTCTCCATCTGCGCTCTCAGCCACACGATCTGAGCGCCGATCCCGCCCTTGCCGTAACTCCCCGCCACCAGACCTTGCGGCAAAGGCCGACATAGAGCCTGCCGCCAACGATCATTGGCGGCTCCGGACGTGAACCAACTCTTCGCGTGGCCGCTCCTCCTCATCCAATCTCCTGCATTGCGAATTTAAGCGCCGCCTCGGGTAGTTCCGCGCAGATCCGTTCAAAGCGTTCGCGCCCTTCCGCTTTTCCGCGACAATCAATCGCCTCACCAACGCGCGTCTGCTCCTCCGCGGTGAGCCGGCGCCGGATATGAAAGGCGCGCCCGGTCCATTCATGCCATTCCCGCAGCGGATCGCCAATCCCTTCGATGATCCGCCTTGCGATGTTGTAACACGAGGCCTGCGAGAGCTTGCCGCGGGCCGCAATCGAGGCGTGCCAGACCGGCCCGCCAAAGCCCGCCTCCAGTCACTCATAGCCACTATTGACGGTTAGGATGGCCGACGTAGCGCCGGCGGGATGGCGGACTAGCCGGGCGAAGCGCGGATGCGCGGTTTCAAAGGCGAAACGGCAGTGATGTGTGATTGCGGTTTCACGCATTGATTGAAGCAATTCTTGAGTCATCAAATTGACGCCAGCTTTTTATTAATTTGTTTCGGATGCGCGCATCTGATCAGCCGCAGCGCCTCCAGGTAATCCGCGCGCGCGACGGAAAACTCCGCCTTCATCGCCTCGTCGCACTGGCAGTGCGTCATGCAAAATTTGCAGACCTCACAAAAAGTAGCGAAGCCAGGGCAGTCGCAGCCGTACCCACGCACGCAGCCGGTGTTTCGATACTCCGCCCCGCAACAATCACACGGCGGCGGAGGCGCGATTGATCTGATCATGTCTCCTCCTTCATCGCTTCATAAATCGCCAACAGTGAAAAGACGAGCGCCATCGCGGCGGCCGCGGACAGACATCGGAGGTGATAAAAATGCTCCGTTTCAGGAATGGGCTTCGCAGGGCCGTCAAGACGCAAGCGAGTAGCCAGCCCGCTACGTGCCAGGGAATAAGCGCATAATCCCGCCAGCTCTGCGGCTCGAACTCGCGCAGGCTGAGCGCGTATCGGAGCTCTTTCCAGTCAGCCATCCCAGTCCTCCGCGTTGCAATCCCTCAAACATTCCGGCAGCTCCAGCGCCCACGACGCGGGAATCTCCCAGAAATAACCGTACACGCCGACGCGCAGCCGGATCTCCGGCGCCTCGGGCAGTCGGCCGATCACACCGTACAGGCGGAAGCCGGTCTCGTCCTTGTCGTCCGTCGGCGAGAACCGCGCGGGCATCAAATGGTGGGAATGGATCTCGACGATCGCCTTCTCGTGAGACGAGCCTGGGCCGTCGTGGAGCGGCTTGCACCTGGTCGCGGAGCGCTCCTGCTCGGGCGTATCGAGTCCCCACCCGTTATTCCACGGGTAGACTGGCGACCAGACGAGATGAAAGAGCGTTTCGAGGCCTTGATTCGCCCAGTCCTCGGCCTGCGCCCACAGCTCGGTGACCAAGCCCGCGGGAACGAGCGGGAGATGAAAATCGAAGACAGGCGCAGTCGGCCGCAATCCTCGAATTACTCCTGAGGCCCCGGGCAGGATCGGGAAGCTGACCTCCATCTCCTCACGTCGCGCGTGCAGATAGAGACCGTCGGCGCTCAGGACGTAATCGTAGAGGCCTCCACGCTGCGGCGGAGGCCTCAATCCCTCCTCCTGATTCAGGAGGTAGCCGATGAGGACTGCAGGCGGTTCGGCGGCGTAGGCCGAATTCAAAACATCAGTCACTAACCCCATTGATCTTCTCCTCTCCTCGTAAATCGCTCCACGACGGCCTCCAGCGTGCAAGGCCCTGTCACGAGCCGATGCGAAAGCGGCGTCAATTCGGCCTCCGGAAACCGCTCGACCTTCTTCCGCGCGAGCTCCGCCATGCGCGCGTTCGCGCCGGCCTCGTGGTCGCCGGAAAACGGCGCCTCCCAAAAGAGGCTCCACATCCGGTCGAAGGCGCCGCCTTCAGCGACGTCGAGGTGCGGATTCGACCCCCAGCAAATCAGCCCGAGGTTGTTGACATTGGCGCACGGCGCGTTGAAGAGCAGTCCCTTCGGGTCGAACTTGTCGCCCCTCATCGCCCAAATGTAATAGGCCTTCGCTTGCGCGAAGAACACGAGCGCCGGCATCGGGACGCGCGCCTGGCGCTTGCGCTCCGGCAGCCAGACCGAATACACCGCCGGCGCATGCCATCGCAGCATGTACACGCCCTTCGCGCCGACGCCCCAGCGGCGCACGCCCTCGGGGATCCAGCCCGTGTCGACCGGCTCGGCGGCGAAGGCGCTCCGGACCGCGCCGGGGCTGACGTACTTCTGCTCGACCTTGCCGTCGCGATTGGCGACGAGGAGAAATTGGTCGTTGACCAGGTAGATCGCCGCCTGGGGGTTCACACCCACGGGGATCAGATTTTTGGAGACCCGTTTACTCACAAAACGCCTCCCAACGCTTCGACGAGTGGGACCTCGGGAAGATCCCGGACCTTCATGCGGATAGGCTTATCCGGAACCTGCGCCCGGCGGAGTAGCCGCTCGATCCGCTCGAGTTTCTCCTTCGAGTCGGCCCAGACGAGGAACTCGTTGACCTGATCGGAGACTCTCTGAGCCTCCTTGAACTCGCTGGCGAGCCACATGATCTGAGCCTCGTTCCACTCTGGCGGCTCCGACGCGTAGTATTCCTCCTCGGACAGATCGAGCCATACGTTGCCCGTGCCGCCGAGCACGGCCATCGCCGCGAGCCACAGGCGCGAGATCATTCCCTTCTGCTTCCAGGAGACCTCCTGGAGCTTCTCACTGCTAAACCTGTGGTCTTTAGGCGGCCCGAGTTTGACCATCGGGAAATCGTGATAGCCGGCCGCGGAGACAAGCATCCTCTCGACCACCGATACCTCCTCGCCGTGGTTCATGCGGTCGAACCAGACGAAAGAGCTGAAGCCGTGAAAACAGATCTCCATCGTGTGGAGGTTGTGATCAGGCTCTTCATACATCAGATCGTTCGAGCTGAACGCGTGGACCGGAAACAGATTGTCGTTGACGAGCAGCGCGAAGCGGTCGTACGACGCGAGCAGCGCCTCGAAGGAGCTGTAATCAATCCCGTCGAACTCCTTGGGGAAAAACTTCTCGTAAAGCTCGACGATATGCGCCCCGTACTGGATGAGGCGCAGATGCAGAACGGCGTCCTGGGCGCTGGCGCGAGGGGAGGGCTTCTTCGATTTTTTGGCTTTCTTTCGAGTCATTGAATCGCCTTCAGCTTTTCCAAAAACAAAGCCACAGCCTCAGCCTCAGTCGCGACGCGCTTGTGGCCGCCACGCCAAGCCACCTCGAAGAGGCGCTGGCCGCCTTTAAGCTCGGTCACCTTGAGATCGACGAAGCGACCGCCCGACTCGCGGGGCGTAGCAATCACCATCTGCTTCGTGATCTCGAATTTATTTGGTGGGAAGCCAAGCAATAACGCTGCGACAGTTTTAGGATCGCCAATGTCCATTGATCGCCTCCTCAGTCATTGCGCTTTTCCGCCTCAAAGCAAAGTCCAAAAATCTCAACGCCACCAGGCTGGAAGGCCAGCACAGCCAGCGCGCGCGCTAGCCGACTTACCAAATCAGCCGCTTCGCCCCTCTTGCCTCTGTAGAGCAAGACGTCACCTTTATGAGCGAGCGTTGCGCCGAAGGCTGCCGCGAACTCAAGATCGGTCTTTGTCGGTCCACCGCGAGCCTGTAGATCGCCAATCGCGAGTGGGACGGTCAGAGACAAATGAGCGGATAGCAGCGCAAGTTTTGACGCTTGGATTTCGGTCAGCCCTTCCATATCAAAACCCGAGTGGGACCTCCTTCGATGGTATAGCGCCGGCGCGCTCCAGGCTCCTCCGCGCGGCCCCCGCGCCGTCGAGATCGCGCTCGCCCTGGTCGGCCGCGGCCTCGATCGCGGGGAGCAACTCCTGGATGCGGACCTGATCGAGCTGGCCGGATCGCTGCAGCTCGGCGAGCCACGCGCTCATCTCGACGGCGGGGTTGGGGGCCTCGGGGGAGGCGAGCAGGCGCTCGATAAGTCCGGTCATGCGCCCCTCCTCTCGCTTATGCGCTCGGCGTCTCGCTTCTCGCGCTCCTCTCGCCGATCGAAGAGCAAGAGCGCTTCGATCTCGGCGTCGTCCATGCCCTTCGTGCCGGCCTTTTTAGTCACGCTGACGACAAGCTCCTTGTCCTTCCCGCCCGTTCGCGTGAACGTCGCTGTCTTCGCGTCGGGCCAGCTCGGCGCAAGCGCGGCCTTCAGCAATTCGTCGTCGCCGGCGATCTCGTCGTCCATCTCGATTGTTTGCCCTTCGATTTTGATTTTCGCCATCGTTACTCTCCTTCGTGTTTGTTTAATAGCGCCCGGTTATTTGCGCGCTTTCGCGGGTTTTTGTTTAGCCGACTTGGGGGCTTGTTTACCCGCGGCCTTGGGCGCGGGCTTCGCTGAAGACTTCGCAGGGGTCTTCGGCGCCGGCTTGCGATTTGCTATCTTCGCCGGCAGCTCGCGCTTGTACTGCTCGATCAGCTCAAGCAATGCGCCCACGAAGATGACTTCCGATTCGGGCTTCACCTTGCTCAGCGGCTCCAGGTCGCCGGCGCGAACCGTGACCATCGCTTGGCGCTCGGTGTGCTTGGCTGGCAGGAGCTGGATCGTGACCATGACGCCATGCTTGCGCCAGGCGGCTTCGATCTCTTTGGTGTTCGTCTTGTCCGTCGCATCCCGCGGCCTCTCAGCGCTGGACGCCTCGGCGGGCTCCGCAGGCGCGGCTTCAGCGGACTCCTGATCGGCTTCGCGCTCCTCGTCTTCCACCGCGAAGAGCTCCGGCCTGGTATTGGCGCGCCGCGCCTGCTTCGCCTCCTCGACTATAGCCTTCGCCACGGCGTGCGTGACCTCCCCGCCCTCCTCAGCGATCCGCTTGGCCGACTCCACAGCCTCCGCCGGCGTAGACGGCGCGGCGAGTAAATACAGGGCCGACGTAGCCACGTTCTCCAGCGCAAAATTTGCGGCGCCGAACTTCTGCCAAACAGCAATGAAGTTGTACGCCGTGCGCTCGCTCCAGCCCAGCTCCGCCGACAGCCAGTCATTGAAGCGGCCGTTGCCGCCCAGATGATCCTTCACCTCGGCCAACTTCCCGCCGATCTCCACCACGTCGCCCGCCATCCGCTTGGCCAGCGATTTGATCTCGCTGGTCTTGATCCGGATCGCAATCTGCGTGTCGTGGTCGAGCTGCGCGTAATCGAAGAGCGCGTGCTGACCGACGACTTCGGGTTGGGTCGCTTCGATCAATTCATTCATTGGTTCCTCCTTGGGTTTTATGACACGCGCAACCGCAAACCAATCGCGCGCCGGCGCGAACGATCTCGCGCCTGCATTTTTTGTGCTCGCCGATGAGACAGCCGAGCATCAGGTATTCGCCGCGCGTGGATAGGTATTGCGCGTGGAGCGCGGCGAACTCTCGCCAGCGCGCCCATATTTGCCAGATCAGCTCGCGGTCGCGCTGTTCCGGGGCGAAATAGAGATCGGGCTCTTCGACAATCCGGCGCGCTCGCTCGATGACCAGGGCGTGAAGGGAGCCTTTCGCAGCCTCGTATTGGGACTCGATGTCCGCGGCTCGTAGCGCGGTCGCCATCAGTTTTCCCTCCCCTGCGGATTCACGGCCATCCGGAAATATTCCAGTTGGACCGGCGGCGGGGCCTCGTTAACGCGAGGCTTCGCGCGGCCGCACTTGCAGCAAACGTCGAAGCCGGAATACAAACCGCCTTCCGGCTCGGGCTCGAAGCGGTACTCGTGCTCACACTCGGCGACCAGCGCGAGATCCTGGACGAGTCTCGGGGCCGCGGACGCGATTCGCTCGCACAGATCCACCATCTCATCGAGGCTCGGGAAAACCGCCGGGAAGATCAGCGGCGCGGCGTCCAGCGCGACGAGCGCGACCGCGAGCGGAAATCGGGCCAGCTCGACGCGGTAGGCCTCCAGCTCGCCGGCGTCGAGTCGCAGAGAGTACGCGGGAGCCAAGTCCTCGAGCTTTTTGGTCAGTTCGCCGTAAACGTCTTCGATCACGATAAGCCTCCAATCTCGAAAACCGCGCGGCCTCCCAGTCCAACCTCGCGCAGCGCGTCGGCGAGCTGCGCTGAATAATTCCGTTCGATCCAGTCGCGGAAGACGGCGTCGGGGCACCGCAACCGAACCTGAGCGTCTTCGACGCCGAGGAATTCGAGCGGCGCGAACCATGCGGCGACAGCGTCAGAGCCGATCAGGGTGTCGAGCAGGGTGAGCGCTTGGCCCCATTGGCCGACTCTGGGTCGAGGGGGTTGCGGGTCGAGGCTCTGGGTTTCTTTCGCGGCGCCATTCGCGCCGGCGCGAGAGGCGACCTGTCGCATACGATTGGCGCGTGACCAGCCAGGCAGATCCTCGCGGAGGATCTTGAGCGTGAGGACGTACTTTTTGCCCTGTTGGTTTTTGCGGCGGTAAAAATCCTCCTCGAACTCGGAGACAGCCGATGGGGTCAAGCCGGCCGCCAGGAACTCGGACGCCGCTTCGTTGATCGGCGCCGCGGCATCGCCTTCCGGCGCGGCGGGAAGACCCATTACAGTCGCGATAGCGGATGCGAGTTCGGAGAGAGGATCGGCGAAGTTGTCGAAGGGAGGAGGAGCGGCTTCTTCTTCTGACGGTTCACATGACGGTTCATGACGGTTCAGAACGCGCGCGCGTTCCTTATCATGCGAATCGGCGCCAGGTTCGACCGTTAGCGCGCCAGGTTCGACCGTTGGTTGCGCCAGGTTCGACTGTTTCTCTGTGAACGGTCGAATGGGGTTCGACGGAACAGTCGAACCAGGTTCGACTGTTCTTTGTCGAGTTGTCGAGCGCGATTTAGGCGACTTCGGACCCTTAACAGTCGAACCGCGTTCGACTGTTTGTTTGTGAACAGTCGAACGCGGTTCGACCTTTTTCAGGTCTCTCTTGATGAAGAGTTCGTGGCGGGGGAGGTGGTCAGCCACGAGAGAAAACTCCCGGAACTTGCCCGGCCCGGCGCTTAAACGCACAGGGATGAGGATCCCAAGTTGAATGAATTTCTCGATCTTCTTGCCGATTGTGCGCTCGCTCAGACCGGTTTTTGCGCACATCAGATCGTTCCCTGGTCGCACGTTGTTCCCCTCATGATCCGCGTGATCGGCCAGCGCTAAGAGCACTAGCTTGTCAATGGGATCCAAATCCAATTCCCAGACTTTACCGCTGACTTTGTTGGACAAGCTTGCCTCACACCTCTCTGATATTTATCGCTCCCTATGCTTATTCGCCGGCGGCCTGGTAGCCTGCCGCCAGCCCTGATTCCCTCGGTCCACTTCCGCCGGACGTCACGCCCCATTGGCGCGCCATCGCTGATGGCTTACCGCGACGCTTCGCGGCCGTCCGTCGGCTTGTGCCGGCTCGCATTGTTTAATAGCCGGACAGGTCTGGCATTTCAGCCCTCCATCTTCGCGTGGAGCCGCTACCGCTCCGGCGTTTCAGCGCTCGTCCGTTGCCAGCTACAGCGAGCGCGAGGCAAGCCCTTACAAGTGCGGACTATCGGATTGATCGCTCGACCCGGCCGTGGATCGCTCCGCGGCCCCGCTCCCGGCCGTCTTCATTGGGATTTCAATACCGGTGACGGTCTCGACTCGCTCGATGAGATCTTCGAGCCGGCCGACGGCCAACCTAAGATTTTTCGCCACGCGGTTTTGTTTTTCTCGCCGGAGCTGCTCCGGGAGCGCGTAGCCCTTATAACCGCGCGCGTCATACATCAAGGACATCAGCAGGTTTCGGAATTTGTAGGCATCCCAGATCATCTCGTGTTCGACGCAAAGCAAATAGCCATGCGCCCAGGCGTCGGCGAAGGCCTCGAGCGCCGAGCAAGTGACGATCGGCTGCTCGGTCGAATAAATGGGCGGCTTCCATGTGTTCACCCCGGAAGACCGGCCCATGCCGTCGAGGAGGCCGAAGAAGGCCACCATCCCGCGCTCGTGATTCCAGACCGACGGATGTTCGAGCCGGCCTTCCCGATCGGCGCTCCCGATCGTCACCAGCTGCGCGTCAGCCACCGGCGCGAGAATGGCTTCCGCCTGCGGAATAAGCTTCAGCAGATCGAAGTCCCAGTTTTCAGAGATTCGCATACTCAAAACAAACTCTCCTGCCGCGGGTCTGGCGCGTATCTCTTCTCCAGATCCCGAAGCCAATTCAGTTGCGCCGCGCTGACGAAGGCTTCCACTCCGTACCGCTCCACCTTCGCGTTGAGCGACCGGAGGAAATCCGCCTCGTTCTCGCGCAGCGCGGAGATCACTGGCAGCAGCCGGTCGATCAGCGTCGCGACCTCGAAGATCAGGTCTCGCTTTTTCGGGTCCAGGACCTCCGGCATTCACGCCACCGTAACAGAAAAAGGCGCGGCCTCCGCGCGCTCAGTCTTCCCCAGCTCCTTCAGCGCGACCGAAGGTTTGCCCTCGGACGCGAAGCTTAAAATCTCCATATGTCCAGCCTTCGCGTAGCCGACCAGCGCGTCGCTATTCCACTTGATCGCGCCGTGGCGATAGATCGCGTGGACGCCGACGCCCTTCACACTCTCGCCGCGCAGCAACACAGCCTCTCTCGCCTCTCGCTCGGCGACATCGATCTCAGGACCGAGCCGCGACTGGAACTCGGCGAATTCGGTATCAATCTCGCGAACGCGTTCGCGCTGCTCGTCGGTCAGAATCGAGTCGAGCGCCTCGGCGCGGGCGGCCTCCAGACGGTTGCGGCGCGCGTAGAGCGCGGCCAGGTGGTCGAGTTTTTGAATGATTTCAATCATGGATGTCCTGCTTAGCTAGATTCAAACTCCTGTATTGGGGTTTGAGTTGATCATCCGGCGCTCACGCGTGAGGCCGACACTTCAGGCCCCAGCGCCCCCTCGTTGATTCGCTCGATGATTCGCTCGATCCTGGTCTCAAACAGTTTCCGCTCGTCTTTGGCGGCCTCGATGAACAACTGGACATCGTCGCGCCAAAGGCCGTAGCGGCGGACGATTGAATTAAATTCTTCGAGATCGTGCGGGCGGATCGAGAGCTTGCTTGTGTCTATATCGACGTCCAGATGCGTCAGCTCGTGATCTACGAGCGCCCTCCTGCATTTGTCGTCGAGTTGCCCCCACACCTTGCGGTCGATCTCAACCACAAAGAATTCTTGTGGCTGTATAGCGTCCGGCCTTCTGGTCTCCGACGCCAGCCAAGCGTTGAGGCCGCCAACCTTTTTGGCGCGGCCCCATACAAGCTTTCCCTTCTCCTTCAGGGACTCGCTCACGAAAACGAAATCAATCCTGACGCTCGCCAGGTGAGAGTGATAAGAATCTATGAGGTCGCGAGCGACCTCTTCGACGTCAGGCGCCGGCGCGTATTCTTGCGGCATGGTTACCTCGTGAGGATACAGTGGGAGCGAGCGATTCCTCCCTCGCTCCCATCTCGTTAGATAGGTTCCAAAAGCGCTTCGTGCGTTCCGCGGCTACCAAGCGCCCAATCTCACCGCGGAAAGCCGATTACGCCGCCTTCCGGCTTGCTTCCCTCTCAGCTTGCGCGGCGAAGAGTTTCACTGCAAGCACGTGCTCACAACGGAATTTCGGGTCGGAAGCCGATCCCGCCTCGTATCGCTCGCAATTGCAGATGGCATTGCCGGAAGCGCCTCTCGTGACGGAGTAGGTCACCGGGCCATTCGGTTTGACGGAGTAGCTCGCCCCGGTCTTCGTGACGCGCCCCTCCCTGTATAAGCGTTCGGCGAGCGCCTCCAGGTTTGGCCTTAGATCGTTGAGGCCGTCGCTCTTCGTGGCGTTCGCGAACGCCAGCGCGCGCGCCTTCGGATTGACCGGCTCTACGTCGTCCGAGATTATGTCGAAGGAGATCAGCGTCTCGTATAAATTCGCGCCATCCTCCGCTTTCCCGACACAGCGCGAGAACCAGATCGATGGCGCGAATTTATTCGAAGGGGAGCGGCGCTTGAAGATCTTGCCGTTCCAACGGACGACGCTCGGCCCGTCCTGGTCGTTCCGCAATACCTCGGCTCCGATAGACGACCAATCAAAGGTCGAGTAATTCTGAATCGGCTCCCGAATGTCCGGAGCCGAGGCCATTGCGCCAGCGATCAATGCGAGCGATTGCCTGATCTCACCGAGCACGCTAATCAAATCAATTCCATCTTGTTCGGTCATCACTATCTCCCTCTATAGTTATTTCACGCGCGCCGCCTACTGGCCCCTGCCAGTCCAAACGAAGAATCGCACGCTCGTAGACTTCAGCGTTTGATCGTTATGAAAGAGCGTCGCGACGCGCGCGAAGCTTGTTAGGCCTTGGCCGGCTTCGGCGCCTGAGCTTTCGACGCCGGCCTGCGAGGCCTGAGCTTGATCTGCGTGGCGGCCAATAGGGCCTGCCCCACTCCCTCCCCGGCGGCGAGATTCACGGCGCTCACGATCGCGCCGCTGATCACGGCCTGGAGCTTTTCGATTTTCTCTTTCTCCATTTCACTCTTTCCTTCGGCGGCGCGCTTCAACCAGTCCGCCGCGGCCAACCGCCCCAAAGCCGTGGCGGGAAATTGACCGGGGACGCAAGCGGTCATGCGGTTCTGGAAACGTCCCCGGTCTTGTTTGGCGCCGCGCCTTTTTGCCCCGAAACGGCGCCAGCGGGCGGAGGCGTGGAGCCTCCTGGCTGCGGCTGCGGTATCGCCGCAGATCTTGATTCAGGCCAATCGTCAATCATCAAGCTCACCCCCAGCATTCCAAGCGCGATGATCAGCGAGAAAAAAAACACGAAAAGAAAGATCACCAACATAAAGCCCTCCTAGGCAGGCTCGCGCCCGCAAAATCAGATGCCGGTACTCTCCTTAATTTCAGTTGCGAGAGGCTGCGCGCCTCGCGTCACCACCTGTCCAGATCGCGCAACCCTCTGTGGGTGAGGGGGCCCATTGCGGTTCTTGGCGGGTGTGAGGCAGCCGATCTCTGTCGGCCGGTCCTTGTCCAGTGAATCATCGGCGCCCTCGCAACCTCGATCCCGTGTACGGGATCACGGCATGCGACTCCGCTTCGCGTCTCTGCCTCCCACTTGCGCTACATCGCTATCACTCCCCTCGTCGTTCGCGATGGAACGCTCCGAGGATCATTGCGACCGATCCCCTACGAGACGCCATAGGGTTGCGGAGTTCGAAGAATTGCAGAATTTTCAAAAACCCCGGACGCGGCGCCAATCAACACGTCCTCAGCCAGAGCGCCGCGTCCGGGCAGCTACAGCCTGTCCCCGCAGACAGGCTCTGCGGTCGTCGTTGCCGACCGCAGCGAAGGCCAGAGCGCACGGGACGAGCGTTCGTCCCACGCGCCCTGGAAGCCGGAATCTCTCTACAAATTCCGACCCTCACCAACCGGGCGCAGTCCCGCCCCATACGGAAATACCCTGCGCCCGGATCGCCAGCGACCCACGCTGGCAATGTCAAAACTCAAATGTCAAAAACCCGAGACACGCCGCGCTCCAAGCCAAGCGCTCTGATCGTCTTATACGCGCCGAAGAATCGCCAGCCTGAGCGGCATCGGGACTCTTTGCCGCGCTCCCAGCCTATCGGGATCGCTCGATCCCGCATCCCCGCAGTTCGGAGCCGCTCTCCAGCCGGCTCCTCCAGGCCCCTGCGCGCCTGGTTCGTCGTGGGACAAATCGGAGCGCGACGTGATTTTCTCTATCTGTGCGCCGCGCCCCGACGTCGCCAGCTACGCCTTGCCGGTGATTCGATCAGATTCCAGGCCGGGGCGCTCTCCACCTCACCAATTAACCGCAAGATGAGAGAGCGCTTGCCCCCTCACGCTTCAAGATCTCCAGCTCCGCAGGGGTGAGCAATTGCTCTCCCGCGAGCTCCAGCACGATCGCCCACAAGGCGTCCGCGATCTTCTGGCGGTCATGCGGGCTCAGCGCCTCAAGGTTGAGCGCGTATTTGCGCCGCCTGCGAGAGAGCGCGCCCTGGATAGGGCCGTGAACGAGCCGCCACCCTCGGCAGCAAAGTCCTGCGAGCGACTGAGCGAGCGGACGGAGTGGAGACGGGCGAGCGCAAAATTATTTCTTCCGCCCGCTCCGCCGCCCCGTAGCCGCTACACGGAGCGCGTCCTCTTCGGCCTTCTCGACGTCGAGAGCCCGAGAATAGGTTTGCTTGCCAGGTTCACATTGAAATCTCTCCAGCCGCACAAACCGGCTTCAGTCTGCTATCCGCTTTCTCTATCAACGCGTCAACGATTTTGTCAGCATCGAAGCCGCTTTGTTGCAGAGCGCGAATTTCATCCAGCAGGTAAAAGGCCGCTCGCGCTTTAACGTTATCTTCTATGTCTAGG